GGACGTGCAATCAAGTCAGCAAAGGATTAATAGATAAATGTCAACAGGAAGATATGCATTTACACCGAAGATTCTTGGTAGAAAGCTATATGCAACCAGTGTATCATCGTCTAAGATCTTTAAAGCAATTGAGTCTGGTGCCCTTGAGTTTACAACGACAACATTAAAGGAAGGTCAGAGGCTTGACCAGATATCAGGAAGAACGTATGGATCATCAGATCTGTGGTGGGTTATTGCTGCAGCAAGTGGAATAGGGTGGGGGCTACAGGTTCCTCCTGGAACAATAGTAAAAATTCCTACGAATATAAACGATGTATTTAGGCTAATAAGGTGATAAGTGGCAATAAGTTATTTAAGCGAAGCAACTGAGGGTCTTTTAAAGTATTTTGCCTCGACAGGAAGAGATGACATCATATCCCTGATGACAAAAGCGTCTGCTTCAGATCAACAATCTGCAGCAATTCTAAGCGCAGCAAATATAGCAACTGGAGGAACGTCAAATATATCGCCAACAGATGCGGAATTGGTATCTCTGTTGCAACAAGCCCTGTGTGATACAACTGAAGGCTCATTTTTTACAAAGGATATTCTTAACACAGTCGGAGAGCAGTTAAATAGTGAAGATGGTGACATAGAAAACCTTATAAAGGTCTATTTTGAGAAAGGTGCAGCAAAAACACCAAAAAGTTTTTTTATGGAGGGTGATAATGACAGTGTTAAAAACATGACGCGGTCAGAGATAATAAGCACAGATGACGGCTTATCAAGCAATGAGACACAGCTAGGTATATCTGTTGTTAACACATCAATATCATCACCTGATAGATTTAAAAGTCCAACACTATCAGCGTTTGTGTTTCCGAATCTAAGAATGGGAATACCCACAAGAAACACAGATAGCATCACATTGTTTTCTAATGCTATCTCAACAGTTGAGATGTCAAGGTGTGTTCCTTATATAAACCTTAGGTTTATGTCTGTTGTTCCCACAGTGTTAGGAGAGAGGACGAGACAGTTATCTCTCTTAAGGTTTCTTGGAATGAATTCAAAAAATGATCCTAATGATTCAATTGGAATGAACAATTCAGTCTTTGACGATGGTGCAAAAGATGAGTTTTTTGGAACAATTTCTGCTGGAGCTGCAGGAGACGATCTTGGAGTAAATCCGTCTGTGTCGACAGCAGGAATGGAGCTATTTACGAGCCCGCAGACGCTAGTCAACGCCGATATTAATCGAGGAGATTTTTCAGGAAGAGCAGGAAGCATTCTTGATCCGTTTAAGCCTCTTATGACATTAAACGGAATCAATATAAAAATTGAAGGACTTGGAAGAGCGTTACTTAGCTCAAAAACGGCAACAGTTGACATAACTCTTCATGATAGATCGAGGCTTGCTGATATCGCTCCAATTGTTGCAATTGACCTATTTGGAACGACAAATGTCTTAATTGAATGGGGGTGGAATCACCCTGAAGGTGGGTCTGGCTCAAACAATCCGATAGGAAAGTTTTTAAATAGCATGAAGACAAAAAATCTTTTCCATACAGTTTCATCAAACTACTCAATGGGAAATGATGGAACTGTAAAAATAACTTTAAGATTAGCCTCTCGAGGAGGAACAGATTCGATTAATGTTCCTGTTGCCACAGGAGATGTTGTGCCTGTTTCTATATTTAAGCCAATATTGACGTCAATATTATCTAAAAAGCTTCAAGATATTACAGACGCTGCCGATAATCAGCTAAGAGACATAAGAAATCAGGTGACAGTAAACTTAAGAAATGCATCATCAACATCATCTGTGATATCAAGAGAGTTATTTGAAGAATTTCACAATATATTGTCTCCACAGGCAGACATAAACACGTCAACAAGCACAAAAGCATTGACAAACGTCATAACAAAGCTAATAGGAGAGGACGGTAACGGTGGAGAGCTAATTTCATTAAATGAGTCAAATCAATCACTAAAATCTGAATTAAAGGGGAAAATAGCCGCCCTGAGGCACGAAGATGCGACTGATCCGTTTTTACCTGATGACAGAATGATAACAGATGAGATTTTTCCAGGTGTAAAATCAGGTCTTCAGAATAATGAGTTTGTCTCTCTTGGAAAGCTGATAATGAGCTTTGTAGGATATCCTCTTGCTTCGTCAGGTAGATTTGATGAGACACAGGTGTTCTTTTATAGGTTTAATTCACAGGCTGCTGCGGCTAGAAGGCTTGACATATCACAGTTTGTTGTCAATATAGAGGAATTTCGCATAAAGATGCTTAATAAGATTAGAAGTAATCCATCGTTAACAGTTAATGGGTTTTTATCTCTAATAAAAGATATCGTGTCAAATCCTTCTAATGTGAACTACGGGCTAACATCTTTATATAGGCGAAAGGCTACAGCTTCTGAGTCATCAAATCAGGGTGAAGAAGCCCAAAAAAGCATTGAAAAAATAAATAAAGAAATTGAAGAAAGGCTCAAGGAAATATACACAAGTGACAATTGCGGCACAGCTTCAGGAGAATTTAGACTACCGGTTGTTAAATTTTACATGGATTCTCTTCCTGCAGTTGGTGATAATAATAAGGTAATTCTTAGAATTCATGTGTTTGATCAGAGTGCAACGCCTCATGCAGATCAATTATTTCTACTGTCAGCACTTAATGACTCAGAGATATCAAGCCTAATAAAGGGCGCAGATTCTTCGACGTCAGAAATGGATGCTACTAATGTTGGAATCGATCCTGGCCAGAGTAGAAACGTCTTGTCAAGAAGTCAGGATGAAAACCACGTTGAGTCACCATCTAAAGGTGAAAATTTAACAGACTATAATATGATTATATCAAAAACTAATCCTGAAAATATTAAGCGTCTTATTAAGCAAACGGTTCCCAATATAAACTTTGGATCACAGTTTACAGCATTAAAAAGTGTAACACTTAGTGCAAACACAGGCGGCGCGGTTGGCGATGCTCTATTACTTAACTCATTAGTTGATAAAGATCCACAATCATCAACATCTCAAGCTGCTGCAATTGAAGACGTCAAGGTAATTCCTGCATCTGTTCGTGTTACAATGCTTGGATGTCCAATCATAGAGTATGGACAGCAGTTTTTTCTTGATTTAAATACCGGTACAACAGCAGATAACCTCTATACAGTGACAAATATAAGTCACGCTTTATCAAGTGGAAAATTTGAAACAAGTTTCAACTTAACGTTTGTTTCAAACGGAACAGTAAACACATTTAGAAATACCCTTTCAAGCGTGCTACCTAAGTTAATGTCTCAGTCTACAAATATCGATACATAGTCTATTGTAAAGATTACAATCATTATATGAAGCTTGCAATCTCTTCAAAGGTGATGGGAACAGATAGACATCTTCTTTGTGATGGTGATAGCTTTTCGTGGATATCGATAATTCCAGATAATGTATGGTCTTTGGGAGACAATGATAGATCACGAGATCTTTCTGCTGTTGCACTGGCGCTAGATAAAAGCCTGACATTGTTCGACACAGAAAGCCAAAAAAACATGTGGCAGACTCTGAGAAAAGATAGTGATAGGTCCTATGTTCCATGGGCATATTCTATTTCGTGTGACCAATTTAAGAATCATATTTTTAGAATTAAAAGAAGTGCATATAAGATAATTGATGAAATAAGTGGATCGTATTACGATGATGTATTTGTTGAAAATAGAAAGCTTCTGACGGATTTAAAAAGAGCAAAAGTAAATAAAAGTCGATTACAGAATATAGATGATCTTCATTCCTCTCTTTTTAAATTTAGACCAAAGATCGATGGATTAATTCAACAAATAAGATACGATCAGTCAAAATCAACTACAGGAAGGCTAACTGTAAAAAGCGGTCCAAACATCTTGACGCTAAAAAAAGAAAATAGGTCTATTTTTTCATCTAGATTTCATGATGGGAGATTGTTACAGGTTGATTTTGTATCGCTTGAACCGAGAATTGCTTTGGACGTAGCTGGTATTGCAGCACCAAATGATATCTATGATGACATTAGCAAGAACATATTCGATGGTAAGATATCAAGAGATATATCAAAAATATCAACAATTTGCTGCCTATACGGAATGACATCAAAGAATCTTTCACTTAAGCTTCCTCCAGACAACGATGCTGATATGATATTATCATCCATTAAATCATACTTTAAAATTAGAAATCTTGAGAGGGGCCTAAAATCCTTTTATGATCAGAATGGATTTATAGAAAATCTATATGGAAGAAAAATTTTATCTGATTCATCTCATGTAAATCATTATTTACAGTCTACTGGTGTTGATGCGTCTCTTCTTGGATTTAGATACCTGTTAGAAAGATGTAAGAACATGAATGTGAATCTATTGCCAGTGTTTGTAATTCATGATGCAATGATTATTGATGCACCTGAAAAAAGTGTAGCTAAAATAGAAAAAATCGCATCTGAGGGAGTAAAGATAAGGGGAATATCACAAAAGTTTCCTGTAAAGATTGAGAATTTTGTGTAAAATATCATAGAGGTATAAATGTTAACACCTGAAATTGTTGAATCAAACTGGAAGAAATTTGAAAAGCTTTGTATTCGTTTAAAAGATGATAATGTTAATAGACTGCTAAACGAAATAGGAGAGAGAATTATTATGTGCCCTCTCTCAGTGAAAAATGATCAGCCGGGATGCTATCCTGGTGGGTTAATTGAAAATAGTCTTGATGTAACAATGGCAATGAAGACTCTTAATGAGACATTTAGCATGGGTCTAGATGTTACGTCAATTATAAAAGTGGGACTTTTTCATAATCTTGGAAAGATAGGGGATCTCACAGGCCCTAGTCTTGTTGATCAAGATAGCGACTGGCATCGAGAAAAGTTGGGTCAGCACTATAAGTTTAATGAAAATATTGATAAGATGTCTGTGTCACATAGGGCTCTATATCTGTTGCAACACTTTAATGTGAATCTATCTCGAGAGGAGTGGGTTGCAATACAACTTGCACAGGGATCACACTTTGAAGAGAATAGATTCTATGTGGGTCATGAACCAACAGTAGCTCTAGCATTGCAACAGGCAAGAAATATTGTCTATCACATAGAAAGGCAGTGATGTTGAATTGTGACAGCCTATTTATTTAAGCGATGTCACGTTTAAAGTCAAAAGAATTTAAAAAGAAATATTCCTCATCTATGAGAAACGTATCAGGTGACGGCGTCTGGTCTTCTCGTGGAACAGCAATTCCGGTCGGAGGTGCAATAGGCGGAGGAGATGACTATTACTATAAGATAGGTAGAAATAGGAGACCTTATTATCAGGGTGATATGGGATCACCGACACAGTCGGCTGATGCAAATTTTTCATCTTTGTTAGGTCAGAATGCAGGAGGATATGATCCTGAGGAGTTTGACAGGACGATGTTTCCAGACCAAGATCAAGTTTCATGCAGCCAGCATTACAATGAAGAATATGACGATACTCACGTTGATGATGTAACACCGCTGAGAACAAGAAAGCTTTCAAAACCAAAGTCATATCTTAGAATTAGAGAGAACAATCTTCCTTCGATGATTGAGATATATGATACTGATCCAGGAGATATTGATTTTTTAAATGAGATAAGCATTGAAACTGCAATTCGCGGTGTGGTAGGTGGTGTTACGTCTGTTCTAGACCTTATTCCAAACCCAGCTGTTCAAACATTTGTTTCTATCATATCAACGATCTTGCTTTTCTTTGATGGTCAGGATTTCATGTCTGAAAATAATGAGGCTGGCGCCGCTTTAAAGATGCACACGGGTGTTTCTCTTGCAGAGGCAGGCCAGCTTGATGAGGATGGGTTTAAAGAGCTGATAGGGAAGATCTGTGAGTTAGATTTTGATGCAAGGGCTGATCTAAGAAAGGAAATAGATGACGTAACAGATACCCTTCGACCTGTTGTAAGTGAGATAATAGCTATGTGGCCTGGTGCTGGAAAGATGTCTCTAACTGTAAAGCTAACACCAGACAGCGTTGTTAATCTGTTTGGAGAAATTCTAAGTAAGCTGACAACAATTACAGGCGTTGAAAGAATTTTAAATAACTTTATCGGTCCATCGTATGTTGGGCTTTTTGTGAAAAGAATAGGCAGCCTTCCTTTTCGAGGAATTGCAGCAACGGCGATGGTGTCAAGATATGGAATAATATTAAATGCAACGCACGCAGATGATAACCCATGTTCAATGTATGCAAAAAAGCCTGATAGAGATGACATAGAGAAAAAAGAGAAAGGGCTAGAGGCGGCTGATATCGATTCTGAAGAGGTTAAACATGTGCTTTCTAACATAGGTCGAGAAATAGACACCGGAAACATAACAGCGGGTGACGTATTTATGGCAGTTTCAACTAAAGATCCATCATATCTTGGACTAAGTGAAATTAGAACGTTTATTAGAGAATCAATTTCAGAGATTGAAAAAAGTGATGACGATGAGATCGACGAGTTTAGCGTAGTTGGAGGAATCTCTGGTGCAATAACACCCTTGGGGACAGATTCCTCTGGAAGACGAGATAGTAGAGATAGTCACGTCAAAAGAGCAAAAACATCAGCGAAATTTTTTGGCGGAGGAAGTCTTGCAGATCCAGACTCTCCTAAGAGAGATTATACAGCAGCTGAAAAATTTGCAAAGGGAGTTGTTAGAAAGCCCAAAAAAAACCAAGCAAAATAGATGAACAAGATATTATAATATAAAAATTTAAACACTTATCATTAGCACAATAATATTAAATTGCACTATGCAAACATTGAACATTAAACATTAAGGAGTTAAAAAATGTCAGTTGATTTTGATGCGATTCGCAAGAAGCTTGAGAGATTAAGCGGAACAAATAAAAACAGGTCTAGAACTTGGAGACCACAAGAGGGAGAGGAGCACACTGTTAGGCTTCTATCATTTCCTGATAATGACGGCCAACCGTTTAAGGAGCTGTGGTTCTACTATAACATTGGGAGTGAACGAGGGTTACTTTCACCATACCAATTTGACGATCCAGATCCTATCCAAGAGCTTATCACAAAGCTTAGAGAAGACGGCACAAAGGAGTCATACGAGCTAGCAAAGAAGCTATACCCGAAGATGAGAACATATGCACCTGTAGTTGTCAGAGGAGAAGAAGATAAAGGTGTCCAGATCTGGGGATTTGGAAAGACAGTTTATCAGAATCTTCTGGGTCTGATGCTTGACGAGGACTACGGAGATATTACAGATCCGCAGACGGGTCGTGATATCAAGGTTACATGTACAAAGCAGCCTGGAAGACAGTGGTCAATGACAGAGGTAAGGCCTAGAGGAAAGGAGTCGATGCTGTCGACAGATTCAGCACAGGCAAACACCTGGCTAACAGACATGCCAGATCCGTCTGATATGTTTCAGTGCAAGTCATACGACGAGCTGTCAAAGATTATCAATGATTGGCTGGGTGAAGATGATGAGTCTGACGAGACATCAGATAATAGTGATACAACAGCAACGGCAACAGCAGATTCAACTCGATATGGGTCTATTGATGAGGCATTTGCTGATCTAATTGATGATGAATAGTTTGTTCCGGCAATACCGGACTTATTCTTAGGAAGATAAATGTCAAAACAAGACTTTACATCTGACCTCATAAGTGCCCTCAACAAGGAGCATGGCTCTAGAGTCGCTTATAATCTTTCATGTGATGAGTCACCAACTCATGTCAAGAGATGGATCTCTACGGGCTCAAGGCTTTTAGACTATATATGCTCAAATAGACGAGACGGTGGCATCCCTGAGGGGAGGATCATAGAGATATTTGGGCCGCCATCAATCGGTAAGTCACATATTGCTACACAGATTGCTGCATCGACTCAAAAGATGGGCGGTATTGTTGTGTATATTGACACAGAGAATGCAACAAGTGTTGAAAATCTAGGAATGCTTGGAGTTGATGTATCAAAACGATTTGTATATGTTGACACTCATTGTACTGAAGAGGTTTTGTCAATTGCTGAATCAACAATAATGAAAGCAAAGGCAATGAATAAAGACATTCCTGTTACTATTGTGTGGGATTCTGTTGCTGCTTCTTCTCCAAAGGCAGAACTTCTGGGTGACTATGATAAAGAATCAATAGGCCTTCAAGCACGAGCAATTTCAAAAGGAATGAGAAAGATCACAGGTGTGATTGCAAATCAAAATGTGCTGTTTGTTATATTAAATCAGGTCAGAACAAAGATAGGTGTTCTCTATGGAGATCCAGATTGCGTAAACCCAGAAACAACAAAAATTAAAATTCGTTACGACGAAAACTCACTTTTCGCGGAGAGGTTCCGTGAATATAACGCCAAAGGAGATAATAATGGCACAAATTGAAAGAGAGATGACTTTTTCTGAATACGCAAGTATTTTAGGGATTGATGATTTCGAAACACCTTGTGAATATGATCTTTCCGATGTTGGTACTATGATTGAAGGTCCAGATGGCTTTAAGCCAATGACTAATTTCGTAGTGAAGCCAGCAGTGGATACATCGTATATGCTTGGTGATTTAAATGCAACGTCAGTTCATAGAACACTTGTCGACGGAGAGTGGACGAAGCTAAAAGACAATCCTGATGCAAAACAACTACAAGGAAAAATGAATGTAGTAGATGTTTCAGTTCCAGATGGAAATGCTTATATTGCTAATGGCCATATTAATCACAACACAACTCCGGGTGGTGAAATGCTTGCCTCCCAAGCACGAGTATAAAATGCAAATTCATCCCGTGAATTGTCTGGGACGCCCTAAGAGCCGACTTCACTACAACGTGGCGAGTAATTGCGAGCGTGAATGTCAAAAAGAAGTAGGATTGGGTAATCAGCAGCCAAGTTTCCTGGTGACAGGTCAAAGGTTCAGAGACTAGTGTTATTAACCTTACAAAGAAATAAATTTTATGGTAAAGCTTTACCGTTTCATAATATTTATACATGTAAGGAGAAAACACCTATGAGCGCGGGACAAAAATACAAGTGTGAAGTATGCGGTAAAACCTTCAAGGCCATAACAAATACTCATCTTAAAAAACATAATATGACAACAACCGACTACAAATCAAAATTTCCAGAATCAATAATGGGTAATTTTGATAGATTTTCTGATTGGCGAAATTCTGAAGAAAATAGGCAAAACTGTCAAAAAATGGCAGATAAAGTTTACGGGACAAAAGAAATACGAGAAAGAAAGGCGAAAAGCTGTCGTAAAGCCACTCAAAGCAAAGAGTATAGAGAATCACAGTCAAAACTAATGAAGAAAAAGATTAGTGAATCACCAGAAAGCTTTCCACGATTGTTTATTGGAAAGAAAGGTGTGACTGACTGGATGAAAAAGTCAAATTATGAAAGATGGGTAATTAGATATGGTGTTGAAGAAGCAGACAAGCGTCAGGAGAACTGGCATAGCAAAAATATATTGCCATCATGTTCTAAGAATACAAAGCCTGAACAAATGTTTGCTAGTATTTTAGTTGCGATTAATATTCAATATGAAACTCAAAAATCTGTAAAAAGATATGTTTGTGATTTTTATATTCCCAAGTATAATACCATTGTTGAGATCGATGGTGATTATTGGCATGCAAATCCATCTAAGTTTTCTTCTGAAGATTTAATTGGTGGAAAGAAACTGCTTGCAAAAGAAATATGGGAATATGATAAAAAGAAAACAAGTGTAATCGAAGAAAGCGGATTTAGAGTTATAAGATATTGGGAAAGCGAACTAAAAATTATTTCACACAATAAAATTTTTGAAGATATAGTCCATACTGCTACGAAAGTAGTAGATTAGCAAGAGAGCAATACCTTTTCATGCTTCAACTAGAATAAAGCTAGGAGCTGGACAGCAGATAAAGGATGGTGATGATGTCATCGGAATTCATGTGTCTGCAAAGACAATTAAAAATAAGGTTGCCCCTCCATTTAGAAAAATAAATTTTGAGATTCACTTTGGTGTGGGAATTAAAGAGCACGAGCAAATTTTTGATCTTTTGAGAAAGCACGGGCCTGAGACTGTTAATGGAAAGGAGATCTTGCTAGCAGGCACAGGTGGATGGAAGACCATGAGTGTAACAGATGTAAAGACAGGTGAGATCGTCATAGATAAAAAATTTAGAAAAAATGAATTTTGCGATATCATGAGAAACACAGAATATAGCCAGTATGTCGATGACATTCTTGAGATAGCGATGGTAAAACAATTCAGCATAGATGAAGCTAGCATTGACTTAGAGTCGTATGAAGAGATGAAATCTCTATCTGAAGACGTTTTAATTGTTGATCCAGAGGATTAAGCTTTGCAAGGCTCAGGGTCTCGTGATTTAATTCTGATTATTGATGGATTAAATCTGTTTACTCGTCACTTTGTTGCAAATCCTGCTGTGTCATCGACAGGTGAACAGGTAGGTGGTGTCGTAGGATTTCTATATTCAATGATAGGAATGGTTGAAAAATACAACCCTAAAAAAGTAATTGTTGCCTGGGAGTCGGGTGGGTCGTCTAGAAAAAGATCAATCTACTCTGAGTATAAACAGAAGCGAAGACCGGCAAAGCTAAATAGATTCTATGGTGATGAACTTCCAGATACTGTTAATAATAGAAACAGTCAGGTTTCTCTCATCATAGAGCTGTTAAATAACACTCCTGTGTGTCAGATATATGTTCCAGACTGTGAAGCAGATGACGTAATCGGATATATCTGTAAATACAAATATGCAGATAATAAAAAGCTAATAATTTCATCAGATAAAGATTTTTATCAGCTTCTAGATAAAAGTACAATAATATTTTCACCAACCTGGAAAAAATTAGTGACGTCAAAAGAGGTAAGAGAAAAGTTTAAAATATCTCCACAAAATTTTTGTCTTGCAAAGTCAGTTTGCGGAGATCCGGCAGACAATATTGACGGAGTGCAAGGTGTTGGATTTAAAACTCTTGCCAATAGGTTTCCAATGATGAGTGAAAAGTCTGATGTTTTGATTGATGACGTCATCAGGCACTCACGTGACATGGTTGAGTCTGGAAGTAAAGTAAAAGCATACTTGAACATTCTTAATTTAGAAGGTGTAATTAGAAGAAATTGGAAACTAATACTACTTGACACGAACAACTTATCTGCAAGTCAGATAAAGAAGATAAATGACAGTATTGATATGTTTGATCCTACAAGAAACAAGATGAAAATGATGAGAATTTTTATTAGAGAGGGAATTCAGACGTTTAATGTTGATAGAATGTTTTTAGCATGCAGAAACCTGGAGAAAAAGTGAGCACTGAGATAGACACAGCATGCTTTAAACAGTATGGAAAACAGTTTCAGGAGAAAATATTTCAGTGCTTATTGACAGATAAACAGTGGGCATCACAGCTATCTGAGGTGATGACACCTGACTATTTTGATGTAAGATATCTAAAGTATCTAACGGGAAAATATTTTGACTATCATGAGACGTATAAGTCATTTCCAACATTGTCTCTACTTATAACAATTATTAGAGACGAGCTGCGTGAAGGTCACGATGTTCTTTTGCGAGATCAGATAATTGAGTTTCTTCACAGGGTTAAGACAAATCCTGATATGGGAGATCTACAGTTTGTCAAGGATAAGACGCTTGACTTTTGCAAAAAGCAGGCTTTAAAAGATGCTCTAGAAAAGGCTGTTGAGCTTATATCAACAGATAGATATGAGTCTGTTATTGATGTAATAAAAGATGCCCTTTCTGTCGGAACACCATCATCTATCGGTCATGATTTTTTTGACGATGCAAACGTTAGATTTTCTAAGACTGCGAGATCAACATGTCCGACTGGAATTAAGCAGCTTGATAAAAAGAGCGTTCTGAATGGAGGGCTGGGAAGAGGAGAGATAGGCGTCATCATTGCAAGCACAGGAGGAGGAAAGTCACATTTTCTCGTTCATGTGGGTTCAGAGGCATTAAGAATAGGAAAAAATGTTGTTCACTATACATTTGAGCTGTCTGAAGCATGTGTGGGTCTTAGATATGATTCAAACCTCTGTAATATACCAAATAATGATGTGATAGATAGAAAGGATGAGATCTTATCTATGTATGAGGGGATGGATCTTGGAAGGCTGATCATAAAGTCATTCCCAACAGGTTCAGCAACGATCATGACTATAAGAAATCACTTAGAAAAATTATTGCTTAGGTCATTTATTCCAAGTCTCATCATAATTGACTATGCTGATATCATGAGATCATCAAGAAAGCATGAAAGTCTAAGGCACGAGTTAAAATCAATCTATGAAGAGATAAGAAATTTTGCAATGGACCTAAACGTACCTGTCTGGACCGCAAGCCAAGCCCATAGAGAATCGGCGAATTCATCAATCATAGGTCTTGAAAATATGTCTGAAGCCTATGGCAAGGCGATGGTGTCAGATATTGTTTTATCTCTCTCAAGGAAGTCATCTGAGAAGGCATCTGGAGAGGGTAGGTTGTTTGTTGCAAAAAACAGGGCGGGAAAGGATGGAATATTATTTCCTGTCAAACTAGATACGTCTATGTCAAAATTTGTTATTGTAGAAGGTAGCGATGAATTATCTATTGACGAGGTGATGGCGTCAGACAATGCATCTATGAAAGGGCTTCTTAGAAGTAAATGGAAGGAAATTAATGACAAATAGGCCGACAGGAGCTCACTATGGCAAAAGTTGATAAAGTGATTGATGCTAGTGTTGATTATTTTAGCGGAGATCACTTAGCAGCAACAGTTTTTGCCACAAAATATGCGCTAACAGACAGCAATGGAGATGTTCTTGAGTTAACGCCAGACGATATGCATCGAAGACTGGCTTCTGAGTTTGCAAGGATTGAGTCAAATTATCCCAACCCAATGACTGAGGATGAGATCTATGACCTTCTCTCGACGTGGCAGGTGGTTCCGCAAGGTTCACCCATGTCTGGAATTGGAAATGATCACCAGCTACAGTCATTATCAAACTGTTTTGTCATCGACTCTCCTTCTGACTCATATGCAGGAATTCTTCACACTGATCAGGAGCAGGTCCAGATAATGAAACGCCGCGGAGGAGTGGGTTTTGACATCTCGAATATCAGACCAAAGGGCCTCGCAACGTCAAATGCTGCTCGAACAACTGACGGCATCGGCATCTTCATGGAGCGCTTTTCAAACTCTACGAGAGAAGTAGCCCAGGGCGGACGACGCGGAGCCTTATTAATTTCGATCGATTGCCGTCATCCTGAGATCGAAACGTTCATCAATATAAAACGCGATCTCAAGAAGGTAACCGGTGCCAATATTTCAATTCGTTTGAATGATGAATTTATGATCGCCGCCAAAAACGACGAAGAATATCAGCTTCAATGGCCAGTTGATTCTGATAATCCAGCAATCACAAAAACTGTAAGAGCGTCAGAAGTCTGGGATCAGATTGTAGATTCAGCGTGGTCAATGGCCGAACCTGGAATATTTTTCTGGGATAATGTGATCAATAACTCAATTCCTGACTGCTATGCAGATGTAGGCTTTAAAACAGTGTCAAGTAACCCGTGCGGAGAGATAATTTTGAGCCCGCGCGACAGTTGCCGGTTGATGGTTGTGAACCTCACAAAGTTTGTTCAGAAGCCGTTTGAGACTCATGCTAGGTTCAATTGGACAAAGTTTGCAACAGTTGTTCAGAAGTCCCAGAGGCTAATGGATGATCTGATCGATCTTGAGGTAGAGCAGGTTGATAAGATAATAGATAAGATAGCTAACGATCCTGAGCCTGAAAACATTAAGAGAATTGAGATCGACCTATGGAAGGGAGTCAAGCGACAGGCACTACGAGGCCGTCGAACAGGCTTGGGTGTTACAGGTGTCGCCGACACTCTTGCGATGCTAGGCATCAGATACGGATCAGAGAAATCTGTCAAGGTTGTTGAAAAGATCTACAAAAACCTCGGCGTCAATTCTCACATCTCATCGTGTATAATGGCTGGAGAGAGAGGTACATTTCCTGTCTTCTCTCATGCGAGTGAGTCAGGTAACCCACATCTTGAAAAGCTCTTGCGATCAAGCGATGAGCTTTATGATCTATATGAAAGAAACGGTAGGAGAAATATTGCGCTTACTACAACGGCGCCCGCTGGTTCAGTTTCAACTTTAACCCAAACATCATCAGGAATTGAGCCGGTTTTTATGTTAACATACACTCGTAGAAGAAAGATAACTCATGGTGAAAATGTTGAGGCAAGCTTCGTCGACGACATGGGTGATAAGTGGGTCGAGTATGACGTTCATCATCACGGTGTCCAGAGATGGGTTGACGTAACAGAAAACGATAATATTGAGGAATCACCGTATTGGGAAGCAACGGCTTCAGAAATTGACTGGCTGCGGAGGGTTGAGATCCAAGCTGCAGCACAAAAGTGGATAGATCACTCAATAGCAAGCACCTGCAACCTTCCTGCTAACGTGTCAAAGGAAGCTGTTAGAGAGATCTACGAGAAGGCGTGGGAATCAGGTTGCAAGGGTTTCACAGTGTATAGAGAGGGTTCTCGTGCAGGCGTTCTAGTTGATAAGAAAAATAACAACGAAACGTTTACAACACATTCTGCGCCAAAGAGACCAAATGATCTTGAGTGTGACATTCATCATGTGTCAATTAAGGGTGAGAAGTGGACAATACTCATAGGTCTGATGAATAGCAAGCCTTACGAAATTCTGGGCGGTCTGTCTGAGTATATTGAAATTCCCAGAAAATATCGAAAAGGCATTATTGTAAAGCATCTAAGAAAGACGATGAATTCAATATATGATTTAAGATTTGGTGAGAATGGAGATGAGGTTGTTATTAAGAATATTGTGAAGGTGTTTGATAATCCAAATCATACATCTTTTACAAGGACGATATCTCTTGCTCTTCGTCACGGCGCACCCGTTCACTATATCTGTGAGCAGCTTCAGAAGGGTGATCGAGATGCTGATCTATTTTCATTCTCAAAGGTTGTTGCAAGAGTTCTTAAAAATTACATTATTGATGGCTTAGAGCCCGGAGGAAATAAGTCGTGTTCTAGTTGTGGGTCTGAGAATAGCCTGGCATATCAGGAAGGATGTGTCGCATGTAAATCATGCGGATATAGCAAGTGTTAGTTAAATAAAAAAAAATATTTCTTCTATAGGTATTGTGTATGAAGTGGACGACAAAAATATCACCCTTGCTTAAAGAATTTGAGCTGAGAAAGAATCCTGTAATAGTGAGAGTAAATAAGTTTGATGAGAAATCCGCAAAAGAATTTCATGAATCAGTTGCACAAGCTCATAACACAGGTCAAAAAGTTATTCCGATCACCATAGACTCATATGGAGGACAGGTTTACAGTTTGATGTCAATGATTTCAGCTATAAAACATTCTGAGTTACCTGTTGCTACAATTGTTGAAGGTAAGGCAATGTCATGTGGCGCCATTCTTTTTTCATTTGGAGCGGATGGATTGCGGTTCATGGATCCTGATGCCACGCTGATGATCCATGATGTGTCTTCAATGGAACGGGGAAAGGTGGAAGAGATTAAGGCTTCTGCAGAGGAGACTGAGAGATTAAATCAGATCATTTATAAGATGATGGCAAGAAACTGCGGAAAAAGGGATGATTATTTTTTGAAGCTAGTTCATAAAAAAGGTCACGCAGATTGGTTTTTAGATTCTGAAGAGGCTAAAAAGCATGGGCTTGCAAATCAGTTAAGAGTGCCTAAGCTCAATATTACAATTACCGCAGATATCGATTTTGAATGATAGAATATAGAGCTAGAAGGCTTATAAAGTCTGAAGATCTCAATGCGAGAGGGACACTATTTGGAGGAAGACTTCTTGAGTGGTGTGATGAAGAGGCATCAATATTTTGTTTTTGCCAGCTTGGAACTAGAAATATTGCAACAGTTCACATGTCAGAAATAAACTTTAGATATCCTGCCAGGCTGGGAGACGTTGTTGAGTTTGGAACTGATATAGTTAAATTTGGAACAACATCAATAACACTAAAGATGGAAGTAAGAAATAAAAGAACAAAAAAGATACTATTGTCAGTTGATAAGATTATATTTGTATCACTAGATGAATTTGATGAACCTCGTCCGCATGGAATTACAAGATTCTCTGGTAAAGGGAGGTGGAAGAAGCTAGAAGGAGAGATAAAGGAAAGCGATGGATAAAATATTTTACAATAAGTCAAGCGCAGACAGCCTCGATTGGGATCCCTCCTGGTTCGGGGCTGAATATTTTGACGATGATCTTCTAAAGGCTGTAAGAAAGTGGCAGAGAGAGAATGATCTAAAGTCTGACGGGCTTGTCGGTCCGATGACGCATAGAAGGATATGGACGGAAAGACAGTCTAACATCTCAGACTACAAGCCGAGATCTGTTCCTCACCGTCAGGGGTCTAAGCACATAGTTCACAATAGTCATTTTATTTCAATTGAGTGGGACAAGGTTGTGCTTTGGGATGAGCCAGGCGGGTTAAAGATGAATCCAGGAACATACTATGATAATAGCAGCAAAGAGGACAGACAGCCGACACACTTTGTCAACCACTGGGACGTGTGTCTCAGCTCAGAGTCTTGTGCAAAGGTTCTAAATAATCGGGGAATATCAATTCACTTTTGCATCGATAATGACGGAACGATATACCAGCTTCTTGACACACAGCATGGCGCCTGGCATGCAGGAAATCGACACGGAAACAAGAAAGGTATCGGAGTTGAAATTTCTGATGCGTACTATACAAAATATCAGGACTGGTATGTCAAGAATGGCTTCGGAGAGCGGCCGCTTCAGACAGAAGGATGGGTGCACGGTAATAAGAAAAAGCCATTTTTAGATTTCTACCCAGTTCAGATCGAGGCGCTTAAGGCTCTCTGGAAGGCGATCCATGTCGGCCTTGGTATCCCGCTTGAGTTCCCAAAAAATTCCCAAGGTGTTCTTGACACAACGATGAATGATGACGTAGCAAAAGGAAGGTTCAATGGATTCTGCAACCACTACAACTTCACAAAAAATAAAATTGATTGTGCTGGTCTTGATCTTGATTCTTTGCTAGAAGAAGTTAAACAAACACCTGTATACTGTCTTGACAGGAGACAATAGCAGTATTTCTTTGATAGTTAGATTATAGGTTATCTATCGGGAGAAAGTGTGGCAGTTAAGAATTACGGTGCAGGAACTGTTAAGTTCAATGAAGGAATTATTGTCTCTGGGTCTGAAGGTACGACATATGCAACGCTGATAGTTTCTGGAGCAGCAATATTCAACGAAGAGGGGTCTATACATGATTTTAGGGTTGAAAGCGATAGTAACGCACACATGTTATTTGTCGACGGCGCAAACGATCGTGTGGGAGTAGGCTCATCAACACCAATATCATTATTAGATGTATCTGGGAAAATAGCAATTACGTCTGAGCAAGGTTCGACACCATCCGCGCCAGGTGACGGAGAAGGCTGGCTTTATACAAAGACAGACGGAAAAATTTACTGGCAATCTTTTGATGTTGCAGAAACAGATTTGACATCTGGATCCGGAGGAGGAGGAGGAAGCCCAGGTGGATCAGATGGTCAAATTCAGTATAACAATAATAGCTCTTTTGGTGGCACATCTGGAATTTTTTATGATGACACAAATAACATTGTTGGGATTGGAACAACATCTCCAAAGGTTGGATTAGATGTGCATCATGATCCTTCTAGTTTGGCAAATGATACTGGCGGCGGCGAAGTTATAACATTCGGCACAGAAGACGTAACTGATACACTTGCTGCAGGAAAGTTAATGTGCCTAGACTCAGGCGGCATATGGAAATATGCAGATGCAAATATAATTACATCAGGAAGCTCACAAATGATAGCAATTGCGCTAGGAACAACTGTTGCAAATGGATTGTTGATTAGGGGATTTTTTGACGGAACAACAGAACTAAATAATTTTATAAAGGGAGAGGCTATATTTGTAAGTACAACAGCGGGAAAAGTTGATACAACAGCTCCTTCTACTGCTGGTAATTTCGTTCGTGTTGTGGGTTGGTGCACAGATACAGCAAACGTATTCTACTTTAATCCCAGCGGCGACTGGGTTGAGCTAGGATAAAACAATGGGTGCAATTGTCTTTAGCGGTGCTACGTTTACAACTAGCAGCAGCCCTGTAGACGAGCTACCAAAACTATTTTCATCTGGAACATATGAGCTATTTGATGATGTTGATATTGGAAGTAGCTATGTGTCACATGTTAGCGCAAGTCTGGCTCTTACAACTACTTCCGATGTAAAAGCTTATTGGTCTCCTTCTCGAATTCGTGAAGATGTAGCTCAAGGCCGTGGGCTTGCATACATTAGCTGTAGTGACGGAACAATTGAAAACAGCCCTGAATGGTATTTTACACGTGGTGGGTGGTCATGGGAAACACACTCTGCAGGTTTCCAGTGGATTTTTTCAGATGTTCCGTCTGGAACACAAACATTTACGCTGATGGTCAAATCAATTAATGGTGAGGTAAAAATGAATCGTGTAGCTGGCGTCGACGGCGTCAACGAAGGAAGAGATGTACTTTATATTGAAACAATAAACAGATAAATGTCAAATATAAAAAAAATTACAGGTGTAACATTTATCACATCATCAGACGGTTCAAATGTTTTATTTTCAAGCGGGGCTAACGAGGGAACTACGTGGCTAGACCTACCCGGATCAGGAAAGCCATACAAGACAATTGTCAGTACTGAGTTGACGCTTGACACAGTCTCAGATGTTAAAGTGACATTTTGTCCCAGCATTGCATATGAAGAAAATGGTGGATCGGCATTGGGACAGTTTAGCACAAGCTATGATGAAACAGGTCCGGAATATATAACTTTTAGCAAAAGTACACAATATGTTGCACAAAGTCTTTCATGTATGCATGTTTTTGAAAATGTACCCACTGGATCACATACGTTTTACTTTAAAGGAAAACCTCTTGCAGGACAAATTACATGTAATCACTATGCAAACAATGACACAAATGGAAAAGGTTTTGATATTATATGGGCTGAGACAGTTAATCGTGCGCTAACGAGGGTTGGAAAAATATCTGGTGTTGCTGTTACAGAAATGGTGTCCAAAAATATATTATTTGCTAGTGGCACAAACAATAAAGAAATTTCTCTTACAAATACGATGCAAGGTATTGTTAGTGCCAGTATAACACTAACAGAAACGTCAGATGTTAAAATGATGTTTTATCCATCACAGATAGCTGAGGCTTCGGCCGGCGGCGCTGTTTATCAGTTTAGCGGTAGCAATGGGTCATTAAGCCCAATATTTTATGGCGCAAGGTACATATGGAACAACTGTGCAGACACATCAGAAATTATATGGTATCTTGAAGGCCTCGCATCGGGAACACATACGTTTACACTTAATGCAAAAGAGGTTATTGGTGAGGTGTACATGAATGGAAGAATTGAGGGTGCAACATACGGCTATGAAAATACTGGTGTAACATTTGACGGCACTGATTTGATATACATCGAAACACTTACAAAAAGCTAGCTATTTTAATTAATCTATGACAGTAAGTCGCCTTATAAAATATCGCTGTTGATTAAAATCAACTGGCTTACTCTTCATAACAACTATATTTATTGTTGGATGAGTGTGCTTTAAGTGAAACTATCTATGTTAAGAGTTACAGATGTCGTCTAGTAGAAAGAGTGATATAAAAAAGAGTGACTTTATAGTTCTCCAAAAGAAACTCTCTGAAAGAGTTGATAGAATTATCTCTCCAAACAGCTTTCAGGTTGGACTAGACTCAGACGCATTTAAAAGTCAATTAACTACAAAGGGTGTTTTAGTTGCATCTGGAGGAATAACTGGATCAATTACAAAGCTAATTGACGGATCAGACTTTATTCAGGGCGGAGACAATATTATTGTTACGACTGGATCAAAAGGATCAATACACATAAAAGCGAATGTTGGTAGCGGAAAAGGAGATAGAGACGCAACATTTGTTGTTCTTGAGGCAACAGGGTCATTAAATGCCGAGAGGGTCCTTGCAGCCGGCGCAGGTCTAACATTTAATGATGGAGGCGCTGGCGGAAATATAACGATTGCTGCAAATACAAATGACTTAGCGTTTGTTTCATCAGCAAGCATCTTTAAGTCTGATGTGACTATGGAGAGCAATACATACCTGTTTGGAAATGTATCTGGTTTCAACTTAACAGGTTCGATAAGAGGTGCACAGTTTCATGTATCTGCTTCATCGACGCTGTTTGATAGCAGGGTTCATTTTTCACAGTCAATATCAGCGTTTGAGGCAACGGGTTCAGCAAAATTTCAAACAGGAATGACAGGATCCTTACACAGGTTAATAGATGGAAGGAGCTATCTTAGCGCAGGTGATAATATCACGATTGATTCTGGTTCAGATGCAGCCGGCCAGGTAATCATTTCAGCTCCCTCAGCGGGTGCAGGAGGCGCTGATAAAGATGCAAAGTTTGTAGTTTTAGGCCTGACGAGCTCTTTGCCAAATGAGAGATTATTAGGACTAGATAACGGCCTTAGGGCGACGGATGGCGGCGCTGGTGGAACATACCTTTTAAGAATTAATGAAAATGTCGTCGCAAAACTGGTATCAGGTACAACGTTCACAGACAACGTACACTTCTCAGGATCTGTTTCTGATTTCACAGCAACCGGAACAATAAAGGCAAGCTCAGGAATACAAGTAACCGGATCATCATATTTTAATGATGCTGTTCACATGTCAGGAAGCGTCTCGGGTTTTATTTTGACCGGAGCCATACGAGGACCTTCTCTTCATGTAACATCAGATGCAACTAAGATTGAAAATAATCTATATCTTTCTGCAACAGTTTCTGATTTCACAGCAACCGGAACAATAAAGGCAAGCTCTGGATTAGAGGTATCATCTAATTCATATTTTAACGGTCCAGTACAGCATAGTGGTAGTGTTCACCTTTCAGGATCAGTGTCTGACTTCGCACTAACAGGAACGATAAAGAGTTCAGCTTCAAAGATTATTGAGTCATCAGTTGCAACAGAGATAGAGACGTCAGCAGGGAAGCTAGTTCTTGATGGAAAGACAGGCGTGTCGATTCATGAGGGAGGAGTTGCTGTTATCTCTGTTCAGGATAGCAGAGATGTTAAGTTTGAAAATCAAGGAGATGTTTGGTTTGCAAATACCGGAGGATCGACAAGTGATCCAGACGTCGAATTTGATGGATATGTGAGATTTGATAATCAGGCAGAGTTTGACAAGGGTGCAAAGTTTGATGATAATATACACCTATCAGGATCAGTGTCTGACTTCTCATTAACAGGAACAATTAAAAGTAATGTCTCAAAGATAATTGAGTCATCAGTTGCAACAGAGATAGAGACAGCAGGAGGATTTTTAACTCTAGATGGACGAGATGGAATAAAGATCAAGCAGGGCGGAACAGATGTAATCATTGCAACGACAGGAAGCGTATATGTTGGATCTGGAAGTATACATCTCTCAGGATCTGTATCAGATTTTACTCTAACAGGGACAATAAAAAGCTCTGCTTCAAAGATAATTGAGTCATCAGTTGCAACAGAGATAGAGACAAAGTCAGGAAAGGTAACGATTGACGGACAGACGGGTGTCTCTCTTCAAAATGCCGGAACACAGTTGTTTTCGATAGATCCTGCCGGAGTTTATTTTCACGGATCTGTGTCATCGTTTGTTGCAACAGGAACAGCTAGGTTCAATAGTGGTCTTAGCGGATCACTAACGACATTGTCTGACGGATCAGAATATCTTATAGCCGGTTCTGGAATCTCAATTTCAACAGGCACAGATGGCTCTCTGACAATCACTAATGATGGAACAGTTGGAGATATAACAGCTGTAACAGCAGGAACAGGTCTCTCAGGAGGAGGAACATCTGGTGCAGTAACGTTAAATATCGATGATAGTGTTGTTGCGACAGTTTCAGGAAGCAATTTTACAGGAGGAGTTAAATTTAGCAATGATGTGTATTTGTCAGGATCTGTTTCAGATTTTACGTTAACGGGATCAATTAAGGGACCACAGGTTCACATCTCATCTGATTCAACAAAGATAGATAACAGCATTTATCTGTCAGGATCTGTTTTTGCAGATAGTCTTAGTGGATCATTAACAACACTAGCTGACGGATCACCGTACTTAGTTGCAGGAAAAAACATAACACTATCAACAGGATCGTCTGGAAACGTTACTGTTACAGCAGCAGCTGGAGGTGCTGATGATGCAGCGTCATATGTTGTGCTATCATCAACAGGGTCTCTTCAAAATGAAAGAGTTCTTGCAGCAGGCTCTGGTCTGACAATATCTGATGCTGGTGTGGGATCATCTATAACCGTTGCAATAAACACTAATGTCGTAGCTCAAGTTTCATCTGGAACAACATTTACAGACAACGTACACTTTTCAGGTTCTGTGTCTGACATGTCAGTTACGGGAACGGCCAGATTTACATCCGGATTAAGCGGATCACTTACAGCTCTGACTGATGGAACTGAATATCTCATTGCTGGATCTGGAATTTCTATCTCAACGGGTTCTAGCGGTGCACTAACAATCACAAATGACGGAACAGTTGGAGACATATCATCCGTTACTGCAGGAACTGGATTGACCGGTGGCGGAACGTCTGGGGCAGTAACACTCAACATAAACGATAGTACAGTTGCAACAATATCGGGATCATCATTTACAGGAGTGACAAAGCACACACAGGGTCTTTCTGGATCACTAACAAGATTGACAGATGGAACTTCATACCTTGCAGCAGGTAGCAACGTAACTATTTCTACAGGGTCATCTGGACAGATATCAATATCATCCACAGACACAAACACCACGTATACAGCTGGAACAGGATTAGATCTTTCTAGCACGACGTTTAGCATCGATGATAGTGTTGTTGCTACTGTGTCAGGAACAACATTCTCAGGAAACGTTGTTGCATCGTCTGGGATATCTGGCTCGTTGCAAAACCTTGCAAATGGAACATCTTATCTTTCAGCAGGCTCTAATGTCACCATTTCAACCGGCTCCTCTGGACAGATAACTGTCTCATCAACAGACACAAATACAACATACACAGCCGGAACAGGTCTTGATCTATCTAGTACAACATTCAGCATAGACGACTCTATAGTTGCAACAGTTTCTGGTGCTGTGTTTAATGGCGCTGTTAAGTTTGATAATGGAGTTTATCTTTCTGGATCAGTCTCTGATTTCTCATTAACAGGAACAATAAAGAATTCTTCTTCTAAGATAATAAAGTCTTCAGTTGCGACAGAGATAGAAACATCTGCTGGAACTCTAACTCTAAACGGCGCTACAGGAATAGATTTTCAGTACAGCGGTAGCTCATATTTTAGACTAAATTCAGGATCAATAGTAATAGGAGATCTTAGCGGCTCAGCAACATTTGGCGTAGCTTCGCCTGACATCTATGTCTCAGGTGCAATTCAAAGCAATCTACATCTATCAGGACAAGTTTTTGCAGATAAGCTTAGCGGCTCTTTGACAGCTCTAGCAGATGGTTCAGAATACCTCATTGCAGGTTCTGGAATTTCTATTTCAACAGGATCAAGCGGAGCTTTAACTATTACAAACGATGGAACAGTTGGAGATATAACTGCCGTAACTGCTGGAACTGGACTGACAGGAGGCGGAACATCTGGAGTTGTAACCTTAAATATTGATGATAGCACTGTTGCAACAATATCAGGTAGTAATTTCACAGGAGCAGTTTCATTTGGCGCAGGATTGTCAGGATCTTTACACCATCTATCAGATGGGACGTCGTATTTAGCGGGAGGAAGCAATGTTACAGTTTCAACTGGTTCGACAGGGCAGATAGTAATTGCTTCAACTGACACCAATACGACTTACACTGCTGGTGACGGCCTAGATCTCTCTAGCACAGAGTTTAGTATCGATGTCAAATCTTCTGGCGGTCTAAAGATTGATTCAACTGAATTAGCGATCGACGACAGCATCGTTGCAACAATATCAGGAGCAATATTTACAGGCAACATTGTTGCATCATCTGGTCTATCAGGATCACTTCAGAACCTTTCAGGAGGATTGTCATATCTTTCAGCAGGCAGCAATGTAGCAATTACAACTGCGTCAAATGGTCAAATAACAATTGCTTCAACAGACACAAATACAACATACACAGCCGGAACCGGACTAAGCTTATCAAGCACGACATTTAGTGTAGACGACAGTATAGTTGCAACAGTTTCAGGAACATCATTTAGCGGAGTTGTTAATTTTTCACAAGGATTGTCTGGATCATTAACAAAACTAACAGATGGATCTAACTATCTAATTGCCGGATCAAATGTTACAATTTCAACAGGTTCATCAGGCGCAATTACAATTTCATCTACAGCAGCAGGAACTGGAGATATAACAGCTGTAACTGCAGGAACAGGTCTCTCAGGGGGAGGAACATCTGGAGCTGTTACTCTTAATATTGATGACAGTGTCGTCGCAACTGTTTCAGGAACAACATTCTCAGGAAATGTTGTTGCATCGTCTGGCTTGTCTGGTTCGTTACAGAATCTATCTAATGGAACATCATACCTCGCTGCAGGTAGCAACGTTACCATTTCTACAGGGTCATCTGGACAGATATCAATATCATCCACAGACACAAATACAACATATACCGCAGGTACAGGTCTAAGTCTTTCTAGTACAGAGTTTTCAGTTGATGATAGTGTTGTTGCGACAGTGTCAGGAACAACGTTTAATGGATCAGTTGGGTTTAGCGCAGGATTAAGCGGCTCTCTTACAACACTAACAGATGGGTCAGAATATCTTGTTGCAGGTGGCGGCATATCAATTTCAACTGGATCAAGCGGTGCTTTAACAATATCAACGGACGGAAGCGCAGGTACTGGTGACATAACATCAGTTACAGCCGGAACAGGCCTCTCAGGAGGCGGAACGTCTGGTGCAGTGACGTTAAATATAGATGACAGCGTCGTTGCGACAGTTTCAGGTACGACATTTACAGGTGTAACAGTCCACTCAGCTGGATTGTCTGGGTCACTTACATCATTGTCTGATGGGTCTGATTATCTCATTGCCGGATCTGGCATTTCTATCTCGACTGGCTCCAGCGGAGCGCTAACAATAACAAGCGACGGAGGTGCAGGGTCTGGCGATATCACTTCTGTTACTGCAGGAACCGGATTGACAGGCGGTGGAACGTCTGGAGCTGTTACACTTAATATCGATGATAGCGTTGTCGCAACAGTTTCAGGCACAACGTTTAACGGAGCTGTTAAGTTTGATGCAGGATTATCAGGCTCTTTGATCAGTCTAACAAGCGGATTACCATATCTTGTTGCAGGTGATAATGTTACAATATCAACAGGATCAAACGGCCAAATTACCATCAATGCTGATAGCGAGCAGATAAAAAATCAGATGGTATTCAACGAGACACCGTCTGGATCAATTAACGGAGTCAACAGGGTGTTTACGCTTGCCAACACACCAAACCCTGACACAAGCCTAATGCTATATCTAAATGGTTCGCTTCAGACGTCTGGATCATCTTCAGACTATACGCTTGTTGATGACACGATAACGTTTGCTGCGTCATGGGTACCCATTGTGGGTGATGTCATGAGGTCAACATATAGCAAGGCTGTTACGGGCGGAACAGCGACGGTTAAGTTCAATGAGACACCTGCTGGCACACAAAATGGCTCTAATACAGCATTTACGATATCAAAGACTCCGTCAACGACAAGCAGTGTAATGATATACATGAACGGACAGCTTCTCACTCAAGGTGTAAATAATGACGTTGTCGTCAGCGGTCAGGATGTAACATTTAATGCCGCACCCCTTTCATCAGACATTATATTTGCAACATATCCCTATATTTCTTAAAATGATCTTTCGGAGCAAATATTTATGATTACATAATGAAGATGGCAAGTGACAGAATATAAAACATCAGATTTAGCCTTAGCAGCATTCCTTGTGATGCGGGGACTTCCTTTGCTCAATGCAACAAGGACTAGTGGAAAATTTGAATTCATCTTTAATGATTCAGATAATAAGGCTATACAACTGTCAATTGAATTTGTCAATAGTGAATTTTCAAAATTTGACAACCACGTTAGAACGTTAAAGAAAATTCTCTACAGATCATAAAAGATCAGCCTTATCTTTAAAATCTTGACTAGCTGTAATATTTAAAGATGAAAAGTTTCGTTTTTGTATTTGGTTGTGTGTGTGTGTGTAAGTTAGGAATTTAACACAACAAAACAAAAGGAAAAATAATTATGGCTGGTTCTAGTACAAAATTTAGACAACAGCAAATTACAGGTTCTTCTGACATGTCAGTTGCGACAGTTACTGCAATTACTGTCGACAGTACAATGCTGTCTGCATCAAACTTACAGCAGGACATGAACAACCTGAGAAAGATAGTTGAAGACATCAAGGGAACAACAAACTGGTATGATGCCGCAAGCAGCGCCACACCGACGTTTTCAACGTTAACAGCTGGTACAATTACAGCTAACACAAGGTTTAGACCTGATGCCGATAGCGGTGCAGATCTAGGTGCGTCTGGAATCGCATTTGCTAACCTATATGTTGATGCAATTGATCTAAATGGTCAAGGTAGCATTAGCATTGGTGGTACAGGGCGCATTGATCTTGATACGGGTGATACAGTTTCAGTTCGATCACAGGGAGCAACTGATATAACATTTGAAGTTAATGGAAATGATGAAATTCGAATGAATGCAACATCTATCTATCCGGCAACAGCTGATGGTAGTGCTCTTGGTTCTACTTCTGGTGAGTGGTCAGATCTATACCTTGCAGACGGTGGTGTCTCATATTTCGGTTCAGATCAGGATGTGCAACTATCACACGTAGCAGATACAGGTCTGCTGCTTAGTGGATCAGCAAATATACAGCTTCAGTTTAGAGATAGCGCGCTTGTCATTCACTCTTCAGTTGACGGTCAGCTAGACATCGACGCAGATGCAGAGTTAGAGATAACAGCACCAATTGTTGATATCAATGCCTCTACTTCAGTTAACATCTCTAATGATCTTAAGCTAGATTCTGATGCAGCAGTTCTAAGTCTTGGTGCTGGTGATGATGTCACCATTACACATGACAATGGAACAGGTGGAACGCTTGCAGCATCTGGAAAGGTTGATATCACTGCAGGTGCAGCTTCAACGTGGCACGCATCTTCAGGAGATCTAACTATTGGTGGTGCTTCACAGGCAAATGCAATTATCATTAAATCAACAGAGGCCGCAGTAGATGCTATTGCTTTAACTGCCTCAGCTGGTGGTATTGCTGCAAACCTCGGTGATGCAGCAGGAACATATGGATTTATTGTAAAGGATAATGCTGATCAGACGCAGTTTTCAATTAACAGCGCTGGAGTAGGATACTTCGATGGTAATCTGCAGGTCAATGGTAATAACATAGCTGATAGTAGCGGTAACGCTGCTTTCACATTCGACGGCTCTGCTAATGTAAGAGTCAACGGAAATCTCGAGGTTGCAGGAACATCTATTACATCTGATGTTACAAATCTTCTCGTTGAGGATCCTATTGTTCTCATTGGTAGCGGCGCAGCATCATCAAATGCAAATGGTGGTCTTGCTCTGGCATCTGGTTCATCGGTAGCAAATCAATCACTTGTCTTTGGCCGAGTGGCCAATGATGTGTGGGGTGCTGGAAGAAAGGATGTGACCAACGGATCTGTAACAACTCTGGCAGATATGACACTTGTTGACATAAGAGCTAGCAAATTCCAGATCGACGGTGCTAGTGATTATCTTGATGTCTCTACAGATCTTCAGATTGTTGCAGCAGCTGATGTTGCCATTAACGCTGGCGGCGGAAATGTTAAGCCTTCTGCTAATGATGGATCTGCACTTGGCGTCGCAGGGACAGCATGGTCTGATCTCTTCTTAGCTGAGGGTGGCGTCATCAACTGGGATAGTGGTGATGTAACTCTTACCCAAACTGGAAACTCATTAGCAGTAGACGGCGGTACTTTCAATCAGAATGACACGACTGAAGCAACTTCAACAACTGACGGTTCTTTACAGACCGATGGTGGTCTATCAGTTGCTAAGAGCGCTGTTATCGGCGATGACTTGGATCTACTTTCCAACGCAGCTATCTTCAAGGTGGGAAGTGACCAACCGTTCACGTTGACACATTCAAACGCAAGCAACACCCTGATGGCATCAGCAAATCATCGTCTAGCCTTTGGTGATGCGAATGATTATATTGCTGGTACTGGAACTGATTTACAAATCATCTCTAGTGGCGATCTTGATATAACAGCTACTTTAGTTGATGTAACGGGTGCAGGTACTTTCAGCGGCGTTCTCAAAACTGATGATGCAACTGAAGCAACTTCAACAACTGACGGCTCACTTCAAACTGATGGTGGTTTGAGTGTTGCTAAAAGCGCAGTTATCGGTGATGACTTGGATCTGTTGTCTGATAGCGCAATCATTAACATTGGTAGCACATCCAAGTTCACTCTAACTGATCAGGCAGCAAATAACTGTGTCATGGCTACCGCCAACCACAGGCTTGCTTTTGGTAATGCTGGTGAGTATATCACTGGTGATGGAACTGATCTCTCAGTAGTTAGCTCTGGAGACGTAAAGTTTACAGCTGGTATTGTGATGCCATCCTCTAATAATGGTTCATCCCTCGGGATCGGCAACGGAGGTGAGTGGTCAGACCTCTTCCTCGCAGAAGGCGGTGTTATCAACTGGGATAATGGTGATGTGACTATAACACATAGTTCTAATACACTGACAGTAGATGCAGGTAGTATTTTTATTGCAACAAACATCAGTGGTTCATTAACAAAGCTAGACGATGGATCAGATTACATCATTGCCGGAAGCGGTATTGATATCACAACAGGGTCAAGTGGTGAACTTACAATCTCAACACCTTCTGGTGAGATCAAGAGGTCTAGAAACTTCTACACTGTTACAGCATCTCATGCAAATGGACAGAATCTCACGTTAGACACAGAATCAGGAAGGACTGGATTCACAAATGCTACAGCACAAAATAATCCTTATGATGCTCTAGATGTCTATCTTAATGGACAGTATATGAGATCAGGTACATCTGCAGCAAATGGTGACTATACAGTTAGTCCAGAGTTTGCAGTTGCTAGTGACTCGTTTGGTGCAGCTGATATCGTTTTCTTCTTTACACTTGAGAGCGGTGATGTCGTAACAACTTTTGAGCACGATAGAGCGTAATATATAATTGATTTTAGTTTTTTGCTAAAGTCTTCGACCCTGGGATTTATTCCCAGGGTCGATTTATTTATAATTGTCTAACATGTCGGGAGTCATATGCCAGATTTTTTAAAAATTAACGGAGAGATCGATGCTCTTATCAACATCAGGTCAAGCTTAGATGAAAATTCTAAAAAGATAGAAAAAAACTTAGAAAATGATAAAAAGTTGTTGCCTGGCGCTGAAAAACCGTGCTCACAGATATCAGAGTTTATAAAGAGTCTTGAAGGTGAGATAAATGCTCAGGAGTCAATTGACAAGAAGTGCTCTATTGCTATCGCCGCACTTATACAGATAAATAAATTTTCTAATGAATATGTCATAAATGAACGAATGAAAATCATAAGGAAAGAAGGGATGTTAGAGGGTTTTAAGATATACATTCAGACAATTGACGAGCACATAGATGAAAAGAAAGGTGATTTAGAAACTCTTAAGAGAATAGACGGAAGAGTTAAGCGCGGGGAGGCTCTTGAGGATATAGAAAAGAGACGAACTCCAGATCAAAGACCTGAAAGAGTGAGAGACATAAGGATGTTTAAGGATTATTTAGAGGAGGAGTTATAAGATGATGATACCTATGTTTTTAACGTATTTTAAAATTTTCTTATTTTATTTATTGCTACACCTTTCTTCTTTTTTGTCATTTAGACATGCTTGTGAGGCTTCACGATCAAAAGAGTTTAAGATGATCTTTAAAAAGATGCAGGATTACCATAAAGATAGAGTAAAGCTATCAGCGTTATGGCCGTTTCTTATTGTTAGAGATGTTGTTGCGGCGTTTAGACGTCGTGACCTGTGATAAGACAAAGGTGAATAACAGCTCAAAAGTTAATAAGCTAACTCTTAAGATTCGATATCTCAAGGCTGAGCTTGACGAGTGTCAGCAAATATATGATGAGGCAAAGATTGAATTCTTTAATAGCGCTGTTGAGAAAAAAGACAAGCTGGGTATAGAAGACGACGAGGTCAGCAATGAGTTTTTAAATGACGATAGAGACATAGAGGTGTCACAGTCTGATGATAGTGGTGATCTAGATGACATAAATCACACGGATGCTGATAAATTTTATGAAAACGACATCGTGGAGAAACCTCCGTGGGTAAAAAAAATATTTAGAAAAATAGCACTAATGACACATCCTGACAAGGTGCCGCAGTCGCTAGATAAGACGCTTAAGGAAAAGTTAATTGGTATTTATAAAAAAGCTGCTGAGTCATATAAAAGTGATAACTATATAAATCTCTTAGAGTCTGCTGGTGATCTTGGTGTTGACTTTACAGTTGATGATGATGAGTTCATTTTATTTCTTAGGGATGAGATAACAGCTCTCGAGAAAAAGATATTAGAAATAAAGAGCAGTGCCATATGGCAATGGACACATGCAGACGATGATGTAAAGTCAGACATAATGAACATATTTGCGAACATAAGAGGGTGGAATAATAGGCCAGATGAAGAAGAATAGAATGTGTAAAAATCCTATCTTGCATGCTATAATCATCTCATGTACTGGTCCCCGCCGAAGTCACCGTATAATCTAATTCAGGAACAACTGTGGCATGACCCGTGGAAGATATTTGTCGCTTGTATCTTCTGCAACCTAACTAGACGAGTTGACTCTGAACCTTACATGTGGAAGTTTTTCGAGCGATATCCTGATCCTGAGACAGCTGCAGCGACAGATCCCGTAGAGATAGAGAGGATGATACAGCCGTTAGGGCTGTCCCAGAGACGTTCTAAGGCCTTGGTGATGATGTCTATTGGTTACCTCAATGAGAGCTGGAAGGATAGTCCAGATGTTCTCTACGGAGTCGGAAAGTATGCCGTAGATGCATATCGAATCTTCTGCTTAGGTGAGTGGCAGGATGTGAAACCAAAAGATGGCGCATTGATAAATTATCACAATTTTTTGAAATCTATTTATTGAATTTTTGTAATCGTGCGACACCGTCACAAATTGTAACATATGTCTGGTGTGTGACCCAATCACCGGCGTTGATATATGTTTTAATGTTTTGATCCTCGTTTATCCATATCAACGCCTCAGGATTGTGAGTGTGACCCATGATAAAAACGTCAATGTCGTCATTGTGCCTAAGAATGTGGATCACGCTTCGTAGCTTGTGCTTTTTGATCTGCTTCTCTGTCCACCATGACGTGAAATCAAAGCTAAATGCGATCTCTAGTATGTTTTGGATGACAGAGAGAAGCTTGACAAAGATCCTATTATGAATGACACCTTTGTCATACTCATCGCCATGCTCTATTCTAAACTTCCTCCCACCCTCAGAAAATTCGTATTTTTTGACAAAGTTAATCCCAAGAAGATTCTTGCCTGCGAGCTTGACAAAGCTCTCGTCGTGATTACCAACGATATAGATGATGTCTCTGCTGCAACTGATTACCTTTAGAATCTCCATGCACCTTTCTGTAAACATGGGAATCTTTAAAAAGTCAATGATATCACCGGCAAGAATTAACTGATCGTATGTCTCATTTTTTAGAAATTCTAAGAGGATGTCAGATTTATAGAAATTACTTCCGATGTGAGTGTCTGAAATGATAACTCTTTTCATTGAACATGCCTTTACTATAACATACAATATTATGATGATAGTTTTATATAGAAGCTTAAAAATATCATGATATCAATGTAAGCTTATGGATTAGGAGTAGTAATGTCTGAATTTAAACTTTCTGATGAGGTTGTTGCACAGGTAGCTAGACTTGTACAGCTAGCAATCATAACTGGAACTGACGTCGTTGACAATCTTAGAATGATACGTGTTACAGCGTCAGATGATGATGAGTCTATTTTAACTTTAACACCTGAGTATAGATCTCTTGGCGAGGAGCATGTTGAAAAGCTTATGTCTGACATCAGCAGTCTTAATAACCCATCTGAGATGACGTAAAAATGGATAGACTAAAAAAGATGTATGAACAGCAAGAAGAGTTTATATCTCTCATGCAAGAACATAGATCTCACCCAGATGTTCCGCTTGAAATCACAGAAAAGAAATCACAGCAGTTTCTTAGAATGCTAGCATATGAGTGTATGGGTGAGCTGTTTGAGTCAAATATTCTTCTTAAAAATAGCAAGTATCACAGAGCGACTGAGGTGACAGAGTTTGATCGAGAGGCCTATGTCGAGGAATTGTGTGATGTGCTTCACTATTTCTTTGGCATAGTGATCTGTTCAGGTATCTCGTCTGATGAGCTTTTTGACACATACATGTCAAAGGGTGAGGTAAACGTAAAGAGAATTCTCGGCGGCTATTAAAGCGCGTAGAGTGTTGTAAAAATTACCTTAACTGTGTAGAATTTATTGAATCAATGTTTGCGTTTGAAAAAATATCAATTGGACAATAAATTATGAGCAGTGACGACACAAAGCATAGCACGACATTTCTTAAGATGTTTAATCGACAGGATGAGTTTTCATCTCTGTTTTTTGACAAGAATGAGATGAGCGATCGACAGAAGGAGGAGATGACCAAGTCATTTGCCCTTGCGATTCACGCAGAGGCGACAGGGCTTGCGACATCTGTTAATTTTAAAGATCATCGATTGGTCAAGCATGACATCGACAAGGTCAAGATCCTCTATAAGTCAGTCGACGCATTTCGATATCTTCTTGCAATGATGAACATGTGGGAGTTTGAACCCTCTGACTTCATTGGCGCATTTTGGGACAAGGATCTTTACTTACACGCCCGCCACAGGATGGAAAAGAATAAGTGGGATGGTCAACCTGTCCTTCTCGTTGACATGGACGATGTGTTAAATGAGTTTAGAGGGTATTTCACAAAGTGGCTAAAGGAAAGAAAGGGTGTGATCGTTCCTGATGACTCAACAGAATATTACTCCTCAAAGGAGGTAAAGGCAGCGGGTCTTCTTCCAGAGGCGGTGTTTCAGGAGTTCATTGAGGAGAGAAAGCTACGTCACATCACAAGAAATCGTGAGATGATAGATGTCTTGAACAGGTTACATGACGAAGGGTACTGGATTCAGATCATCACAGCGAGGCCAAGCGATAACCTTCTTTGTCTCTATGACACATATTTCTGGCTTGAGCACGCAGGATTAAAGTTTCATCACCTTGATTTTTCACCAGAAAAGTTTAGATGGCTTGTTCAGAAGGATTTCTACGATGCTGACGGTGTTGTGTGTGCGATAGATGACTCAGCCAAGCATGCGAGTGAGTATGCTAAGCATGGCGTTAAGGTTTTATCACCTGAGATGTCATATAATCAGGAGCTTAAAAAAGTTTCAGATGTCACCATGTACACGGATGTTAATTCGGTATATGATCTAGTGCACAGCTTAACAAAAAAGGAAAGATGAAGTGCCGCAAAATAAAGATCTTGACCCCGTAACCCTACCGATGTCCCTGAGATTCAATGAGGATCCAACAACAGAATTTTTAAATGATCTCGATGCTCTTCAAATTGAGCTTGTTGACCACCCGACCGCTGAGCAGATGAGAGATACAGCGTGGAGATATGTCAAGGCGACGTGGGCAGATAGCCCAGAGATGTCAGATCCAGACAGCGCTACAAGACATGAGTTAAGCGAGAACCTAGAAGATGTGCTAAATTTCAGGGCATTACCAACGCCCATGGAGATCTTTAGCTTCACGTTTAAGTTTGCAGGAATTGACCTTCAAACCGTAACACATCTTATCAGGCACAGGGCAGGATCGTACGCAGCTCAATGTACAGGTGACAGATTTCTTCACCACGAGCCATGCCTGGTTCCATCATCTGTTGAGAATAGTCCAGAGATGTATCGTCGGTGGAAGCGTCATGTTGAGGATGCAAAGCAGCTCTACGCTGACATGGTTGACACGAAGCAGATCTCTATGATGGACGCTAGAACAGTTCTTCCTAAGTGCCTGTCAACATTCTATTATGGTAGGTTCAACCTCAAGGATATCATAGGCTTTGTCAAGCAGCGCGCTGACAAGCAGATCCAGCCGGCTGCAGATAATCTGATCGCAGCGAAGATGGCGTTAGAGGTGATCAAGGTGTTACCAGAGGCTAGCACTGTCATTGGAACAAAAACGCTAACTAGTCCGGCGTGGCATTATGTAAAGAATGTTCGATCAGGAACTGGAACAAATCTGTACTGGCCTGACAGTGATAGCGACGATCATGTTGAGTATCACCCCAACGACACGATCTATCAAGCTCTTAGATCTGACCTCAATGGAACGAATCCACCTGATGAGGAGTCAGCTGGAAACACAAAATTTAGACAGATATGGCGCGAGATCTTGAGTGAGATCAGCGCTCTTGAAGCTGAATATAATCTTATAAAGGAGAATGAATAATGAAGGCGTATATTGCTAGCTCATGGTTTACACCCACTGCATATGAGGAGGTAGAAACAATAAAGGAATTGTTAACAAAACATTCATTTGAGTATTTCTCTCCAAAGGATTTTTTCATCTGCCCGCCAACTGCTGATCTTAATACACAACGTGAAACGTTTGACGGTAATGTTGAACACATACTGGGAAATGATTTTGTGCTGTGCAACACCAGAGATAAAGATATGGGTAGCATCTTTGAGGCGGGAGTAGCATATCAGTCAGATACTCCGATCGTGTATTTCTGTGCTGGGCTACCCGAAGGCGCGCCGTTCAATCTGATGTTATCTCAAAGTGGAATCAAGGTTTGTACGACATTTGATGAGCTTGACGACTATCTTTTCAGGTGTAGCAAAAAAGGAGAGCTCATTTTTGAGCCGTACTATGGGACAATTGAATAGGGAAGAAAGAGTCAGGCTGTGGAATAAAGCATTTTTTAGCAAGTGCTGCGGTGGATACTATAGTGATAAACCCTGTCGAGCAAACACATGCAACAGTGATCATGAGTATTGTAAGGCACACATAGCTATAGCTGATAAGAAACTACAAAAGACGTGAAAGACTACTATAAAATACTAGGTGTAAAAAAAGACGCAAGCGTCGATGATATAAAGAAGTCATATAGAAAGCTAGCATTACAGTATCATCCAGATAGAAACAGGGAAGACAAAGACGCAGAAGAAAAGTTCAAGGAAGCGACTGAGGCATATGAGGTTCTCTCGAACAAAGAGAAAAGAAGCGAATACGATTCAGGAGGTCTTCATAATTTTTCATTTTCTGGTAATCCAAACGACATATTTGAAAGTTTTTTTTCTGGATTCAGAGGGTTTGACAACAACTTCTTCAACCAGCAAAGACAAGGAACTCGACCTCCACCACAACAGGGTGAAAATTTACACATAGGAATCAACGTCTCTTTAAGAGATGCATTTTCAGGAACAGAAAGAAACATCATGTTTGAGAGAGGCATTCAGTGTAGTAGATGTCTCGGCGAGGGAATTGAAAATTCTAATGATCTACAAGAGTGCGGCTCTTGTAAGGGATCTGGAAAGGTTCATCATAAAGCTGCATTTTTAAACATTTCAATGACATGTTCATCTTGTGGTGGAAGTGGAAAAAAGGTAATTAAACATTGTTCGATGTGCAGTGGTGCAGGAAGGACTGCTGAGAGTAAGTCTATTAATATTAAAATTCCTAAGGGGATAATGTCAGGAGAGATGCTAAGGATTTCAAAAATGGGACATTGCCATCCCGCTTCAAATATTTTTGGAGATTTGATAGTGAGAGTTGATGTCATGCCCCATGAGAAGTTTGAAAGAGAGATGAATGACATTCATGGAAATGTTTTGATATCTTATGGTCAGGCAGTTTTAGGAGACAGTATTAGAATAGAGACACTCCACGGTGATGTTACATTTAACATACCTGCAGGAACAAGGGAAAAAGATGTATTTTCACTATGTGGATTGGGAATGATAAGGGGGGACATGAGTCCGGGAGATCATTATGCTCATGTTAAAATTGACATTCCAAAAGAGATAAGTGAAGAAGAACGGTCTTTAATTGAAAAGCTTGAAAAAATAAGACAAAAAAATCAATAAAAGGGTTTCCTCTTATAAAATCGTGTCTACATTTATGATAGGAAAATTCCGATAAAACAAATCTAGGAGATAAAAATGGGAAAAGTACTAGGAATTGATTTGGGCACAACAAATAGTTGCGCTTCAGTCATAGAGGGTGATACACCAAAGATAATTACAAACGAAGAAGGAAGCAGAACAACACCTTCTGTTGTTGCATTTACAAAGGAGGGTGAGAGGCTTGTAGGTGATCCTGCCAGAAGACAGGCCGTTGTTAATCCAGAAAACACAGTATTTTCTATCAAGAGGTTCATGGGGGCGAGATTTTCAGATTCAAAAGATGATATTAAGAATGTGCCGTACAATGTTGTCTCAGGTGAGGGTGAGCTATGTAGCGTAAAGATAGATGATAAGAAGTATACGCCACAGGAGATAAGTGCACAGATTCTTTTAAAGTTGAAAAGGTCAGCTGAGTCATATTTTGGATGTGAGATAAATGAAGCAGTAGTAACTGTTCCTGCATATTTTAACGATGATCAAAGGCAGGCCACAAAGGATGCTGGGCAGATTGCTGGTCTTGATGTAAAGAGAATTATTAATGAGCCGACGGCTGCAGCATTAGCGTATGGATTTGACAAAAAAAAGGATCAAAAAATTGCTGTATTTGATCTCGGAGGTGGAACATTTGACATATCAATTCTTGAAATAGCAGAAGGCGTTGTTGAGGTGCTTAGCACAAATGGAGATACTCGACTAGGCGGCGACGATGTTGATCAGATATTAATATCATGGCTGATTGAAGAGTTTAAGAACAAAACAGGTATCGACGTCAGCGGAGATAAGATGGTCTTACAGCGACTAAAAGATGCATCTGAAAAGGCAAAAATAGAGCTTTCCAGCACCCAAAAAACAGAGGTAAACTTGCCATTTTTAACAGCAGATTCAACAGGGCCAAAACATCTTCAAGTTGAGCTTCTAAGGTCAAAATTTGAACAGATGATTGAGTCATTTGTTGAAAGAACGCTGAAGCCTACAAAGAGAGCCCTAAAGGATGCAGGGCTAAATGTTGGTGACATTGATGAGGTAATACTCGTAGGCGGATCAACAAGAATCCCTGCAGTTAAGTCTGCAGTTGAGAAGCTCTTTGACAAAAAGTCTAACAGCTCTGTAAATCCTGATGAAGTTGTCGCATTAGGTGCAGCAGTTCAAGGAGGGGTATTCTCAGGTGATGTTCACGATGTTCTCTTGCTAGATGTAACACCTTTGTCTCTTGGAATTGAGACTCTGGGCGGTGTTATGACTAGGCTAATTGATAGAAATTCAACAATACCGTGTTCAAAAAATGAGACATTTAGCACAGCAGCTGATGGTCAGACGTCTGTTGATATTCATGTTCTTCAGGGTGAAAGGCAGTTTGCAAAGAACAACAAGAGTCTTGGAAGGTTTAGGCTAGACGGCATACCAGTCGCACCGAGAGGGATCCCGCAGATCGAGGTTACATTTGATATCGATGCAAACGGAATTGTTAGTGTTTCAGCAAAAGACAAGGCGACAGGAAAAAATCAGTCTATTAGAATAGAGGGTAAAGGATCACTGTCTGATGACGATATTGAAAGAATGATTAATGATGCAAAGCAACATGAAGAGGAAGATGCAATTAGAAAGAAAGACGTAGAAGATAGAAATAGATGCGACAGTCTAGTCTATCAGGTTGAAAAAATGACAAAGGATTCAGGTGGGCAGATATCAGATCAGACTCTTGCTGATATTACGTCTGCAGTTGCTGATGCCAAGGATGCGTTGTCTGGGGATGACAGAGAGGCTCTCTTAAGCGCTCTTGAGAAGCTTGAAGAGGTATCTCAAAATGCCGGAAGGGAAATGTATGAGAATGCATCAAAAAATGAAGAGACATCTCATGAAAGCGATGACTTCTCTGAAGCAGAGTATGAAGAGGTTGACTAACGATTTAAGTCATAATTCTTGTTCATCTTGCATGCGTGTGGTAAAATTATGATATTCATGCGGTAAGATGCTAATGTCAATTAATAAAATTTCTCCGCCCAGACGATTTGTCGGATTACATGCACATGATGGATCAAGTGTCTATGACGGTCTAGGCTATCCTAATGAGCACATCGATTTCATTCTTGAGAACGGAATGAATTCTCTAGCCTTAACAAATCACGGTCACATGAATTCAGCAGCTCATGCGCATAACTATGCAAAGAAGCTAAAGACAAAAGGGAAGCAGTATAGGCACATATACGGATGTGAGTGCTATTTCGTTGATGATCTATCAGAATGGAGAAATGACTACAATAAGCATCGTGAGAGGGTTAGGCTTGAGAGAGAGACCAAAAGAAAGATCTCTGTAGATGACGGAGACGAAAGTGAGGGTCTCATTGTTGAAAATGAAAATGAGACAAAGAAAGATAGAGGTGAATACCCAGAGTGGAAGAGGAGATATCATCTTGTTGTTATAGCGAAAAATTTCAAAGGTCTCCAAAATCTTTTTAGGCTTATTAAGATGTCATATAAGGAAGGGTTTTATAGATTTCCAAGGATTGACTTCAAGATGCTAAAGGAAAATTCTGATGGGCTTATTGTATCTACAGCATGTGTGGGAGGCCGAGCATCAGGTCACATATTCCAGGAATTTCCAGATAAGCAATTTGATGAGCTATCACCAGGATTAGTTGATGATCCCTATGTTCTCAAGTCAGTGATGAGAAAGCTTGAGAACATGACTGATAGATTTGTTGATGCTGTTGGCAGAGAAAATTTCTTTTTAGAGTTGCAATTTAACGATCTTGTCGCACAACACCTTACAAATCGATGTCTTCTAGAGCTGTCAGATAAAACTGGTATCCCGCTTATCTCAACTGCTGACTCACATTATTGCAGGCCTGAGATGTGGGAGGCACGAGAGATGTATAAAATTTTAGGAAGAATGGGATCTAGAGATGATGAGATGCCAAAACTTCCAGAGAAGAGTGAGCTAAAGTGCGAGCTATACCCAAAGAATGCTCAACAGATGTGGGAGTCATTTAAGAAAGGCTATGATCAATATGACTTCTATCGCGGTCATGAGAACACAGTAAAGGATTCAATTGGGAGAACCTATGGCATTGCGTGGGATATGTGTGATGAGGTTTGGTTTGACGGTAACAGCGCAAAACTTCCAGACTTTACAACACCCCAAAGGTCAGCATTCGGACAATTAGTTGATCAGGTAAAGGAAGGAATGATAAAGTCAGACCTTCATGAGAAGCCTGAATATCTCGTCAGGGTCAAAGAAGAGCTTTCTGTCATTAAAGAACTAGGGTTTGAAAACTACTTTTTAACCTTAACTAAAGTGTTTGATAAGGCTAAGAATCAAACCCTGATAGGTCCGGGAAGGGGATCAGGTGCGGGTAGTCTTGTTAATTATGTCTTAGGAATAACTCATGTTGATCCAATAAAGTATAATCTTCTCTTTGAGAGATTTTTGGGTCTTCATAAAGCAAGCTGGCCTGATATTGATACAGACGTCGGAGATCGAGATGTTTTAATCGATGTGTCAAGAGAGCTCTTTGGAGACGATTCTGTAATTCCTGTATCAAATTTTAATACATTAAAACTCAAATCATTGATCAAAGATGTGTCTAAGTTTTACGGGATTCCATTTGATGAAGTCAATAAGCTCACAAACCCTTTAGAAAGAGAGGTGATGCCTCGTGCTATGGGAGACCACGAGGAAAAATCAACATATGTTTTGACTCATGAGGATTGCATGAAATATAGTGAACCATACCAGAAGTTTATGAAAAAATACCCTAAGGTTTCTGAGCATGTTCAAACACTATTTATGGAGTTGAGGTCTATTGGCAGACACGCTGGCGGCGTCTTGGTGTGTCCTGATCTTGAGACCCACATGCCGATAGTCAAAGTCAGAGGTGAGTTGCAGACACCGTGGTCTGAAGGAATGAACTTTAGGCATCTAGAAGAGAATGGATTTCTAAAGTTTGACTTTCTTGGTCTTGCGACATTGAAGATGGTGGAGGACACCATTAGGCTAGTTTTAAGAAAGAAAGGTGTTGAAAATCCTTCATTCGATCAGATAAATAAGTTCTTTGATGATCACTTAAACAGCAGATATCATGACATGGATGATCAAAGGGTGTGGGAATATGTGTATCATGGTGGGCGATTCGTTCAAATCTTTCAGTTTGTAAATTCTGGTGCAAGAAAGTTTTGTCAAAATGCAAAGCCACGATCGATTGATGATCTTGCTACAATTACCGCAATATATCGTCCAGGACCTTTAGCAGCAAAGGTCGATAAGAAGTATGTAAAGACTAAGCAAGAAGTTGATGCCGGTAAGAAAATATCATACGACCATCCTGTCATAGAGGAGGTTACAGGCAAGACATATTCCTATCTGTGTTTTCAAGAGCAGTTTATGATGTTAGCACAGAAGCTAGCAGGGTTTGATAAAGGTGAGTCTGACAAGATGAGAAAGACTCTTGTAAAGAAATCTCTTGATTCAAACGCAGCAAAGGTTCAGGAAAGAATTGATCTTAGAAAGAAATTTGTAGATGGGTCAGTCAACCTAAGCGGAATGGATAGGGAAAAGGCCGAGAAGCTATATGAGACAATAGAATATTTCTCAGGATATGGCTTTAACGCAAGTCACGCTGTATCGTATGCAGTTGACTCATATTACTCTGCATGGCTTCACACATATTATGAAAAAGAGTGGCTGGCGACATGCCTTCAGACGTGGAACGGCTCACCAAAGTTTGGAAAGATAATGGCGGAAATAAAATCTCTTGGATATAAGTTTCTTCCTCCTGACATCAATACATCATCTGACGTCTGGGTTTACAGTGATGATCGAGAAGGATTTGTTCCTCCTCTCACAGCAATAAAGGGTGTGGGTAAGTCAGCAGTTCAGGAAATAATGATGCGAAGGCCATTTACATGCATAGACCAGATGCTATTTACCGATGAAGGAACGTGGAAACCTTCAAAGATGAATAAGACGTGTTTCGATTCACTTTGTAAGGTTGAGGCATTTGGATCTCTTGATGAGATGAAAAGTGGAAAGATCTTAAATCATAGACAGCTTCATGAGATAATTGTTGGAAATTATGATCTTCTTAAGAAGGGTAGACACGGTATGACAAAAACAGCTGTGAAGAGAATGATAAAAGATACAGGTCGAGTTCCTGTCTTTATCAACGAGAAGATTCTTGAAAGTCACGATCTTAGCGACTGGTCAAGGTCTGAAAAAATTGAGATGTGTGTTGATCTAATGGCAGGTGCAGATGAGGATCTAATTTTTCCTCCACAGCTTATGAAAAAGATAAATGAGTCTGGCGTGAAGTCAGTTGTTAGCATGAGTGGAAGCGAGAAGACAGTTGCATGGTTCTGCATTCAATCTATTGAAGAGAGAACTACAAAAAATGGAAAGGTGTTCTATAGAATGAAGGTATGTGACAATAATTCAGAAAGCGCCTGGCTTCGCGTGTGGACGAAGTTTAAAACTGTCCCAGGCTTGTACACAATATGGCTGGCTGAGGTTTCGTCCAGTGAATCGTGGGGGTGTTCTACGTCGTCATATAAGATGAAACAGGTGAACGTGGCATAGTGTTATCATTTCCAGCACATACAATATTTGTAGAGGGTCCAGACTGTTCAGGAAAGACGTCTCTGATTCGGGAGATTCATAAAAAAACTGGGTATCGGTGGCACCTCATGGATAGATCACAGCTATCTAGAAAGGTGTTTTCAGAGATGTATGGTAGGTCTATTGACTATATGGAAGACCATCTACACAGAGAGATGTACAATTTAAATAACAGGTATGTTATCATCGATCTGCCGTTTAGGGTAATAAAGAAGAGATTTGAAAAGAGAGGAGATGAGATCCACGACGCTAGATCTTTAAAGTCTGTTCATAGGTCGTTTAAAAAAGAGTTTAAGCGTTTAAATGATCATCCGTTAGCTGTAAGAATAACATCTGAAAGCTCACCAATAAATGATATAGCTGATCATGTTATAGATGAATTAACGTCACATGAAAAATTTCAGCTCAAAGATGTTGCAGGTATTGTAGCTAAGGTTGTAAGACAGACAGAGAGGAGTGAGGTCTTCCCGCTCCAGCTGACACTGCATGACGACGGAGAATTTAGGGAAGCAACACCAAAAAGTTTAGAATTTGAGCCAGAGTCAGAATACTACATAAAGATATTCTTAGCACTTCTTAAAAAGATAGAATCAGAGATGTCAGGAGAAAATGAGTATCTGAGAAAGGAAGATATTTTTTCTAGAAGGTTTGTATACACTGATGATTCTTGTATATCATTTATTCAAGTTAGTCAGAGAAATAAAATAATGGATTTTCATTGTGTGATAAGATCATGCGATGTTGTCAGGCTGTTTGAACACGACTTAAGGTTTCTTTACTATCTTGCGTCGGAATGTTGGAAAAGAATTGGTGTAAATTGTACATCTGCGAGAATTAGAATGAATTTAAACTCTGCGCACATAATTGAGTAAAATTAATGAGAATGGAGAAAAGATGAAAAGAGCTTTAGTGACCGGAGGTTGCGGATTTATTGGATCAAATCTAACAAAGCGTCTTGTGAGTGATGGCTGGAAGGTTGATGTAGTTGATGATATGTCAAATGGACATCTTGAATTGCTTGAAGGTGTAGCCATGAGAGTTGTTCCTGTAGATTTATTGCAAAATTTTTACAGTGCTGTAACAGATAGAGATGATAAGGCAGTTCTCGTGATACAGGGAGATTTTTCTCATAAGGAGATCATTAGGAACATATCAGAAAAAATGTATGATGTGGTATTTCATCAGGCAGCGATTCCAAGGGTATCATATTCAGTTGAAAATCCATCGCTGACAACTGATGTAAATATAGCAGGGACTATTAGGCTCTTTGAGGTATGCGTGAATAACGTCGACCGTGTCGTGTGGGCATCATCATCGTCAGTCTATGGCGGCGCAGAAGTTCTTCCTACAGGAGAGGAAACACAAAAATCACCTAAGTCACCATATGCCTGGCAAAAAAGTGCAATAGAGGATGCTGCAAGGCTATTTGGCGACCTTTATGATCTTGACATCGTGTGTTTAAGATACTTTAATGTATTCGGGCCAGGACAGTATGGAGATTCACCATACTCCACAGCGATATCAGCGTGGTGTAATGCAATTAAAAATGGTCTCCCGCTAAGAAGTGACGGTGATGGAAGTCAGTCAAGAGACATGTGCTATGTTGACAATGCAGTTGAGGCAAACGTCTTAGCAGCAACATCTAACAAGTCATTTTTAGGAAGTGCATATAATGTATCGTGTGGAGATAGGACATCTAACAAGGAAGTTCTTGACTTTTTTACTAATAGGTTTAGTCATGCTGTTGTTAGACACGCTCCGTGGCGTCCTGGAGATGTAATGCATACACAGGCAGACATCTCTAAGGTTCAGCGAGATCTCGGGTATGAGGTGCAAGTGAGATTTTGGGAAGGTCTTGAGAGAACACTTAGGTGGTGGGGAGTAAATGAAGATGAATAAGTGCTCGTGGAAAGGACGCAGTGAAAAAGTTAAAAAGCCATGGGGTTATGAGATTGTCTGGAGTGCACTACCAGGAGTTCATGGAAAAATTTTATCCATTGAAGCAGGAAATAGAACAAGTTTAAAATATAATAATCATAAGGATGAGGTGTTATATGTGCTTAGCGGAAAGGTTTTAATACAGCATGGAGATCAATTGACATTGACAAAAGAGGATGAAAGGCCGTATGTGATTGATGAGTTTTTTCCAGGTGATGTGTTGCACGTCCAGTCATGTAGCCCGTATAGAATTACTGCAATTGAAAATAGTGAGATTATTGAAATAGGAAATAATAAGAAAAGTCAATTCACAAGACTAGATGATGACTATGGGAGAACGTGCAAGTGAGATCGCCTGAGTTTATAATATTTACAGGACCAATGTTTGGATCAAAGACAACGAGACTGTTAGGCGCAGTTGATAGATTCAGGTATCAGAATAAAACTGTTCTATCGTTTAAGCCAAAGTTAGATGATAGGTATGCAAGCGGAGATATAACAACGCATAATGGTGGAATGTTGAAGGCTATAATAGTTGAGAGCGGAGACGATATAGTTAATCACGTCAAGAGCTCAGATGGCTCAGCTAATGTTATTGCTGTTGATGAGGCATTTATGATCGATGACGTTGCTAGAGCTCTTATTTATCTTTTTAGAAAGGGAAAGACGATTGTCGTTTCATCTCTACAGTTATCTGCGACAGGAAAGGTATTTGAAGAGGTTCGAGACATGATGCCCTGGGCAACAAAGATCGAGATATGTCCGGCAGTTTGTCCAGTAACAGGAAGAGATGCATATTACACTCATAGAAAAAGTGATTGTATTGATGAGATAACCATTGGTGGATCAGATTTATATGAGCCTCGCTGTTGGGAATATCATAGTTTTGTAAACAATCTGGACTAATATATGGCAAGACCTAATCCAAATGACGTAGATTTGGTGATCTATCATAAGAACTGTAGTGATGGGCAGGGAAGTGCATATGCAGCATGGAAGCTGCTTGGTAATAGAGCAGCATATGTTGCATGTGCTCATGGAGATGCTCCGCCAGACGTCGAGGGAAAAAACGTCGCGATCTGCGATTTCAGTTTTAGCAATGAGACAACAAAGGAGCTGATTGAAAAGGCAAATTCATTAATTGTTCTTGATCATCACAAGTCAGCAGTTGTTGAGCTACATGATATCACGGAGACAATATTTGACCTGAAACATTCTGGGACGATAATCTCATGGAATTTCTTCCACCCAGGAAAGGAACCACCTAAATTCCTTAGGTATATCGAGGATCGTGACCTGTGGAAGTGGGAACTACCTTACTCAAAAGAATTTTCAGCGTCATTTGACATGGTTCCGTTTGACTTTGAGGAGTTTGAGAAATTTGAAGATGACTCAGTGTTTGACGCAGCAGTTAAGAAAGGTAGTTACATCCTTGAGTATTCTAAGTCAGTTGTTAGAAAGGTGTGTGAGAAAGCAAAACCGAGAAAATACATGGGTCATGATGTTCTTGTCGTCAATGCATCGCACTGGATGTCTGAGATCGGTGCAAGGTTATCACATGACTGTGACTTTGCGGTGATATGGTATTACGACCATGAGAAGAGGAACATCAGGGTGAGCCTTAGGGCATTTCACGACAAGGTCGATGTGTCAGAGGTTGCAAAGGAGTTTGGCGGCGGCGGGCATCCGAAGGCAGCAGGATTTACACTGACTGGAAACACAATTGTTGACAATCTCTTTGATGTTGTTGAGGAGAAGGTTGACACGTCAAGTGCCCGTGAGGAGATAAAAAAGATAAAGGAGTCACTTGAGAAGAAGGGTGACACTGACAAGAACGTCGTCGTCGAAGGTCTTGAGTCACTTCTAGATGAGCTAGAGAAGCCAGAGAAAAAGGATGAGCCCAAAAAACCAAAAAAGAGTGCAGGAAAGGGTCGAAGAAGCAGCAAGAAGCCTAAGCAGTAAGCTGCCAGAGACCTCGAAGCATCCAAAAGGTAGGAATGCCCATGCACACATCTGGAAGACAATCAGAGACATTCTAGGTGAGTCTTATAAGGATCTAGATGACTCCTTTGTTGATGACATCATGGAGATAATTCGATACTGTGAGGAGAATCCCTTTTAGTTCGGGAGGTTACAATGGAGCATAGACCGAAATGGGATCAGATCTGGATGGAGTTTGCACATTCAATTGCAAGAAGGTCGATTGATCCAAGACACAAGGTCGGTGCAATTGTTGTAACGTCAGATAACACGCAGGTCTTAGCAGTAGGATATAACGGGGATCACAAAGGTGGTCCAAATGAGGTGGAGTCACTAACACCAGGTGAGTCTGGAATGCTACATGCAGAAATTAATGCACTGCTTAAGATGGACTATAACAATCCAAAGGACAAAATAATGTATGTCACCTTAAGTCCATGTCGAATGTGCAGCAAGGCCCTTATTAATGCAGGAATAAAAAAGGTGATATATGATGAAGAATATAGGGATTCCAGTGGGCTAAGCGTTCTCACAGATAGCAATATCATTGTTAAAAAACTTATCTGATATTTCTCATACTTAATATATTGGTATAATAAAACATTGTGAGAAGTTTGGAGAGTCCAGTTGGCAATCTTTAAGGAAATACCGCAGTCTGATATACGTGCGGGAAGATCGTTTCTTCATCAGTTGGTTGATATATCCCAGCAGAGAATATCTGGATCGTCATCAAGAAAGAAGCGTCAGACGTTTATGACAGGAGGCCAGGGTCCTGGCATAACATCATCATTATTTCAGACAGTCTATGATAATAATTTTTCTCTACACTCAGCTAATCCTGTCTTTGACATAACAGTTGGTCTATATAGCGGAAGCACAACTGTAACAGATGCAGTGACAAGCGTAGATTATTATGGGAAATTTTTATTTTCATCGCAGTCTGTTATGATGAATGAGAAGATAGACATATACAGACAGTATTCTCAGCTTCTTCTTGGTAGTGCAGATATTCAGTTCAGATCACCTGTAACTGGCACACTTGAGTCTGATAAGATAGATGAGGCATTGTTTATAAGTTTTAAGCGTCAATTTACCAGAGATGAGATAAAACCTGAGACATTTGCGATGAAGTTTTTTTCAACCGCGTCAGTTGTCGATCATCCTCATAATCCTGGATTTAATTTAAGCGTTACATCAGAGACAGGATCTCACATCTTCACAGACGTTGGATCAACAGCCACACAGACAACGATGTTTGGTGGAAAGGTTGGTCATATAGCTAATGCAGACAATCCTACAAAAAAGATAGTAGGGTCTCTATGGTATAAAAAAGGAATAGCCGTTTTAGATCTAAATAAGATAATGTCAGGATCACAGCATGTTTCAGGTGTAATATGCGCTATAAATGAAAATAGTCCGGCTGTTGGACCACCCACTGGAACTATGGTAATAGGGTCATCGGGATCAGGCAACCCTAAGGCGAGATATATTCCAGATCTCATGGTGTCTGCGTCAGTTGATGATATTCTTGATCATGTCTGTACATGTAGATTTAGCTCTGGAACATACACAGCCATGACATTTCAAAATGCAACAAATATTAATTCGACCTTGATTTTTTGTAGGGTGGGATCAGATGAGTTTAATTATTCATCGAATCCAACATATACAGATGAAAGCGACACAATAAACGTGCTTGAGGGAGGAGTGGAGAACAGGCAGCAATCATTTACATTTTTTACATCTGTAGGGCTATATGATGCACACGATAATCTTCTTGCAGTTGCTAAACTAAGCAGACCCGTTGAAAAAAACAATGAGAAGAGCTTGTCTCTCAGGGTCAGACTTGACTTTTAGAATTAAATAACCAAGAATTCTTGATATTTATATTGAGGCATCACACGGAGAAAGTGTTGGAAACATACACAAAAGATGATATACAAAATATTGTTAATGAAATAAGGCCTCGTGTGATTGAAGGCTTAGATCTCTTTGTCGGAAAAGGTGACGATAAAAGATTAATTGTAAGACCTGGGCTGAAGATAAAGCATAAAGAAACAGGAATCGACTATACAGTTGTATATGTTGACGTATCAGACAGGTCAAATCCAAAAGTTATATGTAATAGGCCTGGTATGACAATAGAGATACAAAAGAAAGAGTTTAAAGACTATGAGAGGAAATAATGTCAAGCTTTACAAATGATGATCTAAGAAAGAACATACGAGATTCACTTGGTCTAGACAATGATGCTAGAGACGACAAGACTCTAGATGAGGCATATGTTGCACAGCCAAAGCATCATGATCTTCCTACAGAGCTTTTAAGCATGGCAAATAAAAAGAGCCATGTCGCACTATACGAGGGCTATGTTGAAAAATTTAATAGGATAAGTGCTGAGCTAGACGCTGTTAATCGATCAGAGGCAGATTCAAACTATTCTAAGTTTAGATCGTTAAAGATTGATGAAGTTCACAATATGAACGCAGCTTATTTGCATGAGCTATACTTCTCAAATATAAGTGATCTTCATAGCAATATATCAATGGATTCACTTTCATATATGCGGCTTTCTAGAGACTTTGGGACCTTTGATGCCTGGCAAGAGGACTTCATAGCATGCTGCATGTCATCTAGATGTGGCTGGGCTATGACGGTGTATAATTCATATCTTCAGCGATATATGAACTGCGTCGTTGACCTTCACAGCATACAAGTTCCTGTTGGCTCATATCCGATCATAGCCTTAGACCTGTGGCAACATGCGTACTATCGAGACTATTTAACAGATGTAAGAACATATGTTCATGCAATGATGAAACAATTAAATTGGACTGTGATCGAGGGAAGAGTTAACAGGGCAGAAAAAATTCAGAATGCCTTAAGGACATAACATGATTGACAAAAAGACACTTAGAAGACTAATACTTGAGCAGATGGATGAGATGATGTCACCTGACAGTAGTGATGAAAAAAGATCAGCTGACTCTGTTGATGATCAGATTGATGCATTTTTAATAAAGTTTGAAAAGGATTCAATGTCATCTGATGATGATATGATGATGGAGTCAATGTCGTCAACATCTCTTAGAAAGCTATTTTTAGAACAGGATGCTGAAGAGGGTGAAGAGGGTGCTGCTGATGATGAAGAGGAGGTAGATGATGACAGTGAGACAGATAGCGAAGAGAGTGATGAGTCTCTAGAGCCGCCTAAGCCCCCTATTGACATAGACGCCTTTACAAAGAGAGTTGCAAGACTTGTAATGAATAATGAGGTTCTTCTTGACATAAAGGCAGCGATCGTGAATCGAGCATCAAGTTTTCTTGCAGATCATTACGACAATGATCATGTGAGTGAGATGAAGGAAATACTACACACACAGTTTGACATCAGCATTGACGACGATGCCGATCATCCTGTAGCTCCGTTTGCTACAGGTGCATGGGCTGGGGGCACGGGAGGCCTTGGCGGCGGTGGTGGAGGAGCGGTGTGAGCAAAGACTATGTTGATTTTGAAACAAAGAAGTCAATTCACTTCACAACAACTCGAGAAACACATAGTGCCGTAAGAATAGCTTGTTTTAAAAATAGATTATCGATGCAAGAGATATTTGAAGAAATATCACAGAGAATAGCATCTGAGTCTCCTGACATGATGAGAATGATGGAAGAGCTCTCGCAGAAAAAACGTGATAAAATCATTAAGAAGTTATCAAGGACTGATGCAGAGTCATTATTTGAAATAATAGCTGCAGATAATCCTCTTGATAAGAAGGATTAAGCTAATGTTTCAGAAGATAAGATGTTTTTTAAATAATCTTTTTAAAAGGTTTTCTACAAGCAATGGCAAAGATAGTGTGCCTAGTAATAGAGATGAGATAATGAAAAAGATATCATCTCTTGAAGATGTGATTTATGATCTTGAAACTGTCATTATAAAGCAGTCATATGTAATATCGACGCTTGGTGCTGTTCAAAATGAAATTCTTGATACGATATCTATGTTTGATCAGAAGACTGCTGGAAAGGGTGGGACAGGGAGTATCATATTCACAATACCAGATGTCGACGATGATTTAATTAATTGATTAAGAAATTTTATATTTTCACTACTTCTATATATAATTTTTAATCAAACAGGAGAATAAGCATGAATGGCTTAAAAGAATTATTAAAAAAGTGGAAGGTTGAGGTTTATCTTGTAGGTGGTGCTCTCGTTGTTGCAACTACATATGGTAAATGTGTATATGAACCGTCGGCTGTCGAGTCAGATGATGTTGAAACAGTCGAGGTAGCAACAGAGACAACAGAAACTACAACACAGGCCGCAGAGGCCGCAGAGACGGCTGAGGCGAACACAGAGACAACTGAAAACGAGAACTAATATGATAAAAGGTCATTTAGACAGCCTTCTAGAAAAGATGATCTCTAGAAAGCTGTTAGTGTTTCTATCAGCAACAGGCCTGATGGTGTGGGATGGATTGACGTCTGAAACATGGGGCATGATAGCAATAGTGTACATCGGTAGTCAGGCTGCGGTTGATGCCATGAAGGCATACCGACACAATAGCTAAAATGAAATTTTTTAAACTTAGGCACGTATTAAAAAAAATTAGCGTCTGGGTGAAGTCTCACTGGGAATTATCGCTAGCAATCCTTTCATTTGCTATTATTAGTGTAGTATCTCGAAATAAAACTAGATCATTAAGTGAAGCTCTTGATAAAACAAGACAGCTATATAATGATGAAATAAATGTGATAAATTCATCATATGAGAGTCAAATTGAAAAAATGCTTGAGCTTGAAAATGTAAGAAAGGTAGCTATAAAACAGATAGAGGAAAAATATGAGCTTGAAAATAAAAAGCTTGATAAGAAAAAAAGAAAAGAGGTTGAGAAGGTTCTTGAGGAAAATCTTGATGACCCAGATACAATTACAAAAAGGCTTGCAGACATCACGGGCTTTGAGATAATGCTATGATGTTTTTCTTATTTTCTCTGTTCCCTTTGTGTGGATCATCATACGCACAGGACTCTGAGCAGGTCACAACTATTCAGGCAGGTGAGGAAGCACCGTTTTCTGGAACTCTATTTAGCACAAATGCATCAGCAAGATTGTTAATTGAGTTAGAAAGCTCACAGGAGCTTTGTGAGCTTAAGATGAGTGAGGCTTTAGACGTTCAAGAAGCAGAAACACAATATCTTATTGATGTTGAAAGAGTTAAAGCAGAATCCTGTGAGGAAAGAAGCAGTCAAATAATCGATCTAAAGAATGATCACATAGAGCTTTTAACTGATGAGATGTTAAAAAGAAATAGCCCGTCAGTGTCAGCATGGTATGTAGGAGGAATTTTGACAGGAATACTAGCAACATCTGTTGGAGTTTGGGCTGTTTCTCAGGCAAATACAGCAAATTAAGCGACATCTTAGATACCTATTGTTGAGAGGTTTTGATGCGTGTCATAGTAAATAAGCGTGCCCTGAGAGATGCAATAGGAAGAATTCTATCTGAAGATAGAAGTCCGAAGTCTAGCAATATCAGCGACATCCCAGCGAAGAGTGATGAAGAGCCAATAGAACCAACCCCCCAGATGGCTGTCCAGCTATCTGCTGACATTCCTCCTGTTGATGATCCTGAGTACATTCCATCAAATCAGGAGGAGCTATCGAGGGCGTCATCTGTGATATCTAATGAGGTTCCTGCTGATCAAATAGAATTTTTCTATAGACGATTACATCAGCTTCTAGACCTGTCCATTGACAAGCACGATGAAAAAGTCTATGGAAAAAGTGATGATGATCAAACGACGATTCATGAGAAAGCGTTTAGGCAGATAGTTGAGGGAATGCTTGATGATCTAGATGATGATCTTGACAGACCGCTTAGCATAGAAGATGATGTTCAGGTTGCAACTGATGCTATTGTTGATTATTTTATGAAAAATCCTGCGCTATTTGCCAATGTTGATATAGATTCTGAGACTGGTCACTCTGTGGTTAGAGGAACTGACACAAGATTAGTTCATCTTAAGGCAATCGGAGAGATGAGAAATAATCGAAGAATTAAGCAGATGATGAAAGACCTCTCTGATGATGAAAAGAAAGAGGTTAGGGGAAAGGTCTTAGAATATCTATCATCAGTTCTTGGAAGCAGAGATGTCACCCCTGAAGAGGTTGCTGGATATGTTGCAGCAGGAAAAGAAGAGGCAGAATCAAGATCATCAACCAAAGAGCTTGCAAAGATTAGAAAGGAAACAGGTCTAACAGGTGTTAACTTGGCTAGTGCTCTTAGGGCCAGGGCAGATGAGATCGCGGCCCAGGGTGATGTGCAAGGAGCAAAAAGACTCAAAGCTCTTGCTGATGAGACAGAACAAGAAGCAAGAGAGCCAGAAAATACCGTTGATCAGATCGCAGCCGATGAAAATATAAACCCAGATGAGGCAGCAAAGATAAGAAGGCAGCTGAGAGATGAGATTCTTGAGGATGAGGGAATTGGATTGCAAATGTCACAAAAAGCAATGCAAGCATTAAAGGATAGAATATCTGATGAGACGGGATTAAAGACAAACAATATTCAGAACATTCTATATGATGATTTAAAGGTTTTTGGATTCGATCCAGAAGATGCAGCTACGCTGGGCTTTCCGACGACAAAGAAGATTCCATCAACATATGATCCGCTGAAATTAAAGGCGCAAGATCAGATAGTTGCAGCAATTTATAATGTGTTTAGGTCTGTTTTAAGAGATTATGTCGAGTCAGTTGGATATGATGATGACGCTGAGATGACAATTGTCAATGATCTTCTTGATGCAGACAATTCCATTTTTCCAGATGTTGACTCTGATGATCCTGATGATCCTGATGGACTTGGTGGATATCTTGTTGTTCAAAACACTGCCATCAACACAAGAGACGTTGATGTTGAGTCACAGTCATATATTGATAAAAGAAATGCATTTGAGTCTGTTGTTGCATTTATACAACAGGTTGCAAAAGACGTCCTTGATGCAGACAAGACAAAAGGCGCAAAAGAGGGTGGAGTCCGTGCATTTATTCAACAGCTCAATGCCGATGGTGTATTTAGGCGATCTAGCGATGATGAAATTTATTCATCAGAAAAATATGATGACTATATGATAGGAATAATCAATGATATTGAAAATATTGTTTTTGATGAAGAGGCTTCATATAGGATGTTAGAGAAGGCTCTCGCTACAGCTCCAAAGCGTGTTTCAAAGTTTAGAAGGTAGTGATGAGAACGCTTTTAGACCTGATTGATAATAAAAAATTTATAGAGTGTCGAGGAGATCGCAAGAGAAGCGAGAGAATTGTTGAGTCAATTGTTGGAATGCCATCTAGTGATTCTCCGATAAAGGCTTCTATTTCATCATGGCAGGTTTTACATGAGCCAGAGAGGCTAGTCAAAGGCTTTCAGTTTGATAACTATGACAGAGCAAGATACTTTATTAATGAGGTACTAGGTGAGCAAAAAAGAATACATCACGATATTATGATCATCGTCGATGGCCTGTTAGTTAGAATTGAGACATTTACCAAAGATGTAAACGGTGTAACAGAACAGGATCAGAAAATATCACGATTTTGTGATGAGATATATGATGACACAAGATATATCAGCTTATAAGATGACGAACATTAATAAAAAATCTGTAATAATGAGCGATTCACTGGTTGAAAAGATTGATATCACACAGTTCTATAATGATGTAGAAGCTAGCATAATGTGCAAAATTATCTTAGAAAACGATAAAATTGAGCGCTATGTTAAAAAGATAGAAAAGAAGCAAGATGAGATAACGATATCATTTTCATGCAATGCAATTAAGGCGATGAACCTTCTTTCTGGAAGAATTAAAAAAATTAAGATACTAGAGACAAGCTCTGGTTCGTCGCTTAATTTAGACAGCGTAAATGTTATGAGACAGTCGTCGATCTTTATTGGTGAAGATGAATATGATTGTGAGATAACAGTAACGAACCAATAACACAAATAGTTATCTTTAAAGGGTGATTACATGAGCCAAAAATTTAATTTTGATAAGTTTATCGATGATATATGCAACCGGGAAAAGATTGATCACAATATGACAAATGAAGATACAGGAAGGCCTGAAGAGATTCCCCAGAGACAGTATAATCGTCTATATCGTGAGCTATGGCAAAATAGAATAAAGTATGGAGAGAAAAAATGAGCACAGTAAGACTTAAGAGCACCGATGATGTTGAGATGTTTTTAAAGATTTTAGCTGAAGAAAGTGTAAAAGAGGCGACGTCTGCAGTGTCAAATGTTGATCCTATGCAAGGTAGAATCTCTGACATGCTTAAGGTTGATAAAGATGTATATAAGGTTGATGAACAAGACAGTCAATCAGGTGACGTAGATGATGATCTATCGCTGTCTACAAAATCAGAAGACGATAATGAGCCTACGCAGCCTGAAAGCGATGAAAATGACATAGAGGTATCTCTTGATAGTGTTGCAGATGCAATCAAGACTCTACGAAGCGGAAGGTCTGTTGATGATAGTCAAATAAGTGCTCAGATGAGAACATATTTTGACAGACTAGATGATCAAGAGAGGCAGGTCCTTCTAATTTTCTTGAGATCATTTGCTGGGATATTGACAGGATCAGTGACCGGTGCAGATGCGCAAGATCCTAGTGAGCCCCCAGAAAATATAAAAATGTCTGCTGGAGAAGAAGACATTGTTCAAGAGCCAGAGAAAGATACAGCAGGGATAGATCATACAGATGATGAAGAGGAAGAAGAAGAGAAGCACGGCCCAGAAGATACATCTCCTCCGATTCGAGTTGGAGAACAGAGGGTAAATGAGATAAGAGAGAAAGTAAGAAGCTTGATGTCTCTATAATAATTGTGTACTTTTAAAGAAAGCCCTGTATGATAAATCATGCAGAAAAAAATAATACAGCTACCTGGTGGTGGTAGTCTTGAGGTAGATCTGACTGAGTCATTCTTGCTGCATGTAAGAAATCACTTTAAAATTCCTGATGGCGATGATGTAACTGATGATGATATAAGGATGTTTATTCACGGAAGTGTAAAGTCGGCCCTTGATAATGTTGAATCAGATCCAGACTGGGTTGTTGTTGATGAATCATAAACACTAATATTAAAACATATTTATCGTTGGAGGCGTTCTCTAATGGGTGACTATAGTGACGTAATGAGGCAAGTGGCAGAGTCTCTTGTGTCGATGTCAGATGGCACTGCAGCAGACTATGGGTCTAGAGTTCACATAGATGACTTAGAGTCTATGATATCAAGATTAATTCTCGTAAAAAACTCTTTGAGAAAAGGCCCTAATAGGCTGAAGCATAGAAAAGAGATGCATAGAATTCAAGATGCCATAGGTGCCTTAAGATATCTAAAGAAAGTAGCAGAGAGAGAAGGGATAAAATCAGGAATTCTGAAGGAGGGTGGTCTCAAGGCCCCTCATCTCACATCTCATGTAAAGATCGATCCAGAGATAGTTTCAATGACATTTGACGTCTATAGGATTGTCATTGACATGTGGAATAAGCATCTTGAGTCTGAAGGAATGGAAGCCGTCAAGGTGGTGACTACTGTGGGATCATCTTACTATCATCTTGTTGACGATCCCGATGCAGAGTATGGTGACATAGACGTATCAGTGTCATTTCCTGTTGGTGTCGAGTCTGGTGCATCACCTGATGAGATAAGGAAAGCAGAAAACCTGACAAAGAAGAAGTATGTCTCTTCATTGATTGATTTTTTAAACCAGTCTGTTGAGATTGAAAAATATGTTAACACTGCAGCAACTCTTCATGGAGCAGATAAAAACCCAGATTCAGCTCTTTTGCTCATACTGAGACTGCCAAGCGGTGATCACGTTCAAGCAGATACGATTGTTACATTTCCGCTCTATGTAAAAGAGGACGATTCATCTCAAGATGAGTCGGGATGGATGCCGTGGAGATGGATTCCTGAAAAAGGGAAGAAGGGATATACGATAGGAAATCTCTATACAGCACTTGGAAGCTATTTCAACATGTCAATAGGAGACAGAGGCGTTCTTGCAAAGGTAAGAGACGGTGAGATAGTTCCGTTTAGACAGAGAAAAGATACATCTTTGGTCTTGGTTAGCAAGAATATCAAAACATTTTTACGAGATATTGCAAGGGAATTTATTGGTGATGAGTTTACAGAAAATGAATTATTGACACAATATCCCGGTGTTGACCCTAAAGATATCACAATCAGAAGTCTATCTCTTGGAATAAAGGGTCTTGCACTGACACTTGCTGAAAATGATGTGATATCATCTTCTAATGAGATGCTTGATGAAATTCTTGTGCTGTATAAAGACGGCTTAAGAAAGAACATTGATAAAAAGCTTTCTCTTGGAATAGATGATAAAAAATATAAACAACTTGAAAGATTAAATGATAGTGTTCTAAGCATCGTAGGGGATATCTTTAGCATGAATGGAAAGCAATAGTGGATTTCTTTACAGCAGACACGCACTTTAGCCATAGGAATATCATAAAGTACTGTGATCGTCCATACGACAGCGTTAATCAGATGAATGATTCGTTAATTGACAACTGGAACAGTGTTATAACAGACGATGATAGGGTTTTTCTTGTAGGAGATGCATTTCTTAGAGGGTGTGACGATCCAAAAGGTATAATAGACAGATTAAATGGATATAAGATCCTTATAAAAGGAAACCATGATCAGTCTAAAAGAAGAATGATCGAAGCAGGGTTTGATGAATATCATCGATCTATAGAATATGATATGCCGTGTGGAAAAAATGCCCTGGTCCAGCATCACCCCCTTCCTGAGCCTCTCTTTGAAAGATTTGACGTATTAATTCACGGACACATCCACAAGGGAGAAAGGGTTCGAGGTGGCAGGGTGAATGTCTGCTCAGACTTATGGAACTATACACCTGTTTCAATTGATGAAATAGCGATGCTAAATGTTAAAAAGTGTGGAGATGACAATGTGTGGTGTGATAGTCATGTAAGCGGAAATATGATTAGGTCTCACATCGCTGTGCATGTTCATGATTTTTCAGGTGTCATTGAACATATTTATTCAACGATAAACAGATCACAGGACGGAAGGAATAAATGAAATTAGGTCTCTATGGTGGTGGATTTAAACCGTTTCACACGGGTCACTTTTCAAAATTGCTTCTTGCTTTAGGTGAGAATGATAAGGTTCTTTCTTTTTTTGGGATTCAAAAGCAAAAGCTAAATAAAAAAGGAAAGCCTTTAAAAACAAAGTTTAGAACATTTGGAGATACAGGCAGGCTATATACTGAACCTCTCCAGGACGCTGTATTTGCTGTGTATGAAAAAGCATTACAGGATAGATATCCTGACAAGCTTGATGTGATTTCTGCAAAGCACACGTCTCCAATCAATAATATTCACAATATTCTTGACAGGTTCGCATACGCCCATCTAACAGATGAAGAAAGAAAGAGAGCTAAAGACGAGGCAGGACAGTCAAGAAACCCGGCGCTTGCAGTTGGAAATCTCACGACAAAACATAGCAGTCCTGAGGGTGACATAGATCTATCTGCAGTAGATAGCATAACCGTGTATGCAGGAGACGATGAGATAAACTCATATGCCTTTTTGTTAGGAATGAAAAAAAGGGCTGAAAGAGGTGACGCAGTCATCGGAGAAAAGGTGTATGAGCTAATTGACAAAGGAAAGATATCATTTAAATCAGGCATGTCTAATGTATCGGACCTCGTAAACCTATTGAAAGATTATCATCCAGACGCATCTGAGGAGATGATCAATGTTAGGGGAACTGACGTTCGAGGGTTCATTGGCTCTGGTGACATCGAGTCATTTAAGAGATATCTTCCGGGTGTTTTAAGCGATGCTGAAAAAGACGAGATTGTCAAGATAATTATCAGTGATGAAAATGTCAGTGAGTCACGTTTATCATCAGCTATAAGCAGCTCAACGATTCTAAGGGCAGCATCTAGATTTACTGCGATGAAATCGATTAGAGAGGCAACATCGAGACCAGAAGGTCACATCCCGGGCCTAACTGAAGATATGAATCTTACGTTTGATAATCTGAAACAGCTAATAGAGGATGTTCTTAGCGGAAGAATTGATCACATCGAGGAAAAGATGGATGGTCAAAATTTCACATTTACAGTTTTAGACGATGGCGAAATACGACAGTACGGAAAAGGTCCAAGAGTTTCTACTCTTGAAAAAGGCGGAAAGGGAAGAGATGACATAAGAAACATTCAGACGTGGGGAGAAAAGACAAAAGATGCATTTGCCTCAGCCTATGATGTCTTAGATGAATATGTAAAAAAGCTAGACATAAACAAAGTAAGACAGTTATTTTTAAATGGTAAGGTTGTTGTAGAGGGTCAGATACTCACACCAATAAACCCCAACACGATTCCCTATACTGAGAATCACTTTAGATTTATAAGACCTTCATCTCCATATCCAGATATCGACATAGATGTTGATATATACAATGACCTCTTTATGAATGATGATATTGAGATACAGGATAATTCTGACAGATCGTGGTCTGTCGGTACAGTTCCTAAACTAGAGCAGACAAAGCAGGTCGCATCAGAGATAATAGGCCAGATAAATGAGCTCAAAGGTGAAATTGATTCACTTTTAAAAAGATTTGATCACCCACCCAAGACAGTAGGTGAGTATGCAACGCTTGTGATGAAAGACTATCTAAGTCACTATGCTCCTGAGCTAGATAGCATGCCTGATGACATACGAACCAGGGCAGTTCATCGACTTTTAGATAAATTTCACGTAGGCTCTGAAAAGTTTATAGAAAAAAGAATTTCAAGTCGAGAAATGGATTCTGTTCACTGGAAGGTATTTCAAAAAATTGATAAGATGGCAACAGCACACGTTGTTGCTGCAATTGTTGATCTTGAAAAAATTATTCAAAAATTAGGATACTATTTCTTTGAGACGCTAGAATTTACCTTGGCGACAAATGACGGTGTTACAGCTGATCTCGCAAGCGAGGTTGATAGAATACAAAGTGCGTTACAGTCTAGCACCATACATGTAAGGAATGTTGAAAGTGGTGAGATAAGCGACATCGTTGACACAGCCTGGGCAACAAAGCTAGATACGTCGATTTCACGAGTTGAACAGATGTCTATGTTTAAAAAGGCTGTTGAGGGTGTCGTCCTCAGGCTCCCAGGAAAAGAGGGTAGAGATATATCTGTTAAGTTAACAGGAATGTTTACACCGGTCCATAGGCTTGTAACGCTGTTTAGATATCCGTCTAGGGGTGAAGTTCTTTTTATTGATGAACCTGAAGATGTAAACATGTCTGACTCTGATGAAGAGGCGCTATCAGAAGCTTTAAAGATATTTAAAAAGATCTTGTCTGAAGGAGGAAAGGCCTTCAAGAGATCGATAATTGATGCCGACGGAAAGAAGAAAAAGGTTGTTGTCACATCACAGGAAAAGATATCTAGGGACCAGGCAAACAGACTTATCTCATCGTTAAAAAAGAACGTCTTAGATCCTCTTGGAATTGATCTCAACATAGAGAAAAGTGAGTCTGGAAATAGCCTTCTTGGAAGCACGGGAACAGATGCAGACATCTTGGGTGATATAGACTTGCTGGCAGTCATTACAGATGACATGATTGACAAATATTCTAGCGATGTAGAAGAGCTAAGGCAGCAGAGAAAAAAGAAAAAGAGGAAAGATGATCCTGTAAAGGAAACACTAGAGGCAATGCTTCGTAGTTCACCGTTCCTGCAGAAAGAGCTGGTGCCAGGGGTTTCTAACATTGTTGTCGGAGGAAGCATGGTGAGTGTAATGCTTAGAGATCCTGATTCTGATGACAGTAGTGCTCCTCTGCAAGATGAGCTATTTCAAATAGATCTTGTCTCTGAGAGACCTGAACATGCTGGTGATACATGGTGGGAGTTAAGGGGCGGACATAAGGGAAAGGTAAAGGGTGTGTATAGAAATCTGATGCTATCTCTTCTTGCAAACATCACGGGAAGAAGCAGAACAACGCCTGACGATGTCGTAAAGGTGACATTAAGATGGCCAGGAGGATATACAGAAAATATAAACGGTGAGGAGGTTAAGAGGATCAGAGATCCAGATGAGTATCTTCCGCTGATAGGCTTGAGCGGCATTGATAAGTTTAAAATTGACTCATTTGAAGAGCTAGTCGATCACATGTCAAAGTCTAATGATGAAATACTGTTGCAGGCGTTAGATGAATTTGAGGAATATCTTCCTGGATACCTGCCGGCTGAGGAGTCTGAAAGGGCTGTTAGTTATGTCAATCAGTCGATGTCGTCAGCTTTGTCTGAGTCAAAGGTGAGATCACTCATCAAAGAAGCAATTATTAAACTAGGAGATGACGCATTTGACATGTCAGACCTAGAGGTGCTCTCTGTTATAAAATATATTAGAGACGATCTAAAGATTGATAAGTTTACGCCTGAGTCTGGATTTGAATCGTTTCTACTAATGCTGGATGATACAAATGCTGAAAGGGTGAGAAATGTGATGAAAAACTCCATACCAAAAAGTCTACAAACAGTTACAATGGAAATCCTGTCACAACTCCGCGGCAATATAAACAGCGCTCTCTTTTCAGCTACACCCGGCGAGAGAGTTATAGTTCCTGAGGAGCTTCTACCTCTTGCTGAGTATAGATCGACAAGAAGAGGAGGAAGTCAAACAGGTGCCGGTGAATTGATTGTTCCATTTTTATTTAACGATGCCAGTGTTTCAGTCGGCACAGCTCCATTTGATGTTACAATAGGCGGATTAAACTGGGAGGTTAAAGCAGCAAAAAAGTCAAATGGAATAAAGCTAGGATCAGCAAAGGGAAAAAAGGTTTTAGACGGAAGGCTTTACAAGAGATTGATGTCCCTGGGCCTTTATCACAGCGACCTTAGTGATATCGGTTCAGTGGCCTTAAAGTCATTTGCACGTGATGTTGTAAGTCAATTCTCTATAAAGGATGATACCGGCGACGTAATAGAGACGGCTGAGAGATTTTTAGATGTCTTGTCTCAAGACGCCAGAGACACAGCATTGAAGGATGTTGAGGGAATTATCTGGTATCACAAGGGAAGGCTTTCGTTTACTCCTAAAGAGAGGCTATTTGTTAAGAGAACAACGCAGGGAAGATATGTTGTGTACGAGAAGGCTGTAAGTGCAAATTAATGATAGAATAAGAGAGCAGGTCGAGTTTGTTGCAAGCTATGCCGGTGACTGTGATGACTGGGTTACGATAAAAAAACAGATAATGCTTGGAATACCATCTCACTTAAGAAAGAATTTTTCACGAAGGGATCAAAAGACAAAGGAGCAGTGGCTCAATGACTTTGAGATATATCTGATTAGTTATTATAAGGATCTAACAGGGGTTGACCTAAAGCTAAGAACACTAGCAGAAAGAAGGGAGTTATTCGGTGACATCAGAAAAATATGACAATGTGAGACTTTCTAGGGTAATAAGTGAAATAATGGGTGATATAGGCTTCACTCTCGGAGCCCAACGACAGACAAATAGAAATGATAGCTTTTTTGAGATGTTTGGAGAGGTCCAAACCAGCGGCCTTGGACGATTCATACCGAGCTCAATTATTAGCAGAGCTGGAGGAATCATAGGTCTCTTAGGCGTCTATGGACCAGAGACGTATGAAAAGATCAAGAATACAATCGGTCTTGAAGATGACTTTATTACAAAAAGTCTTATTGATATGTTTAATGACATCTTTCAGAAGTCTGGCTCGCTATTCGGTGATCACTTTCCAAGAGTTAGTGAGGTGCTCGGAGGTAAAATTGGTGATGATATTGAAACAATAGAGGAAGGGAATCTTGGAAGATTTATTCCTGCTCTTAGTCAGGATGTTGAACAGATAACATCTATGCTGTCACGCATCTCCGACGGAACTGTGAGCGAGATAGTTAATGAACTCAACGAGATGGCGAAGTCTGAATCAGATGCTGAAAGAATAATTGGAGAAATTTTATCAAAGCTAGATGTCGACCAGATCGATTCTCTTCGACATATTATTGTTACAAATGTGATTCCTGCAATTTCTACCCTTCTGATTGCGTCTTGGGAGTCTTCGTTCCTAGATATGACAGAGGATTTTCCCGGTGAGGCTGCAGCTATTAAAGGGATTTTTAATGATGCCAGGGTTACACTGGGATTAGAAGGTAGCATTTAGCATAAACGTTTCAGGGTGTGTGTGAAATAATTCACTTATTCTATTAGGAGATTAAATGAGCAATACATCTAATTGGGTTCCAGAGATACTATATGAGGAAAATACTGACGGATCATCTTCAAGCATTCCGTTTGTAATGGTTCCTGAAGATGAAGACATGCCGACCTTCTTGTACATTTTTGAATCAAGAGAGACAGGAGAGTTTGAGCCAGGTCTAGATGGAGAAGACGTACCTGTTTCACAGTGGGATCTTCACCAATATGCTGATATGGCTGTTCTTAAGGAGAGGCTTGATCGAGATACATACGATGTTGTGAGAGTTTCTCTCGGCCTAGACCCCCTGGCCGCAGCTGTTAAAAAAGGCCAAGCGATATCAAGTAATGTTAAAAATAATCTTGAAACATGACAATAGTGAGGGATGTTTTTTTTAATGGGTCATATTTAATCTATGCTGGAGAAATTTAATATGAACTTTGACGTAAATAGGCTTTCTAAGTTAGCAGGATTACCATCTTCTGAGTCTGAGATGCTAACAGAAGCGCAGAATAGAAGCAGACATGATGACCCTGGTGTCGATGACCCAGATCAGGCTGAACAATTAAATGAGTTACAATCTGATGAAGAGGGTGATTTAGAAGAAGGTGAATCTATTGATGAAGATGAGGTTCTTGAGGTTGATGAGAATGAACTAAGAGAGGCCGTTTTAAGCATGAGAAGACAAAATCTTGAAGAGTCACGACTTCGCGAGGCAGTTCGAGGAGAGATAAGAACTGTTCTTGAAGATCTTGGAATGCTTGAAAGTGATAGTAAGTGGCTGTATGGTGAAAATCAGCCCTCCAACAGCAGAAAGGGATTGATAAATCTCGCATTTCCTGGAATTGGATTTAAGTAAGATTCGTTAGTATACCTCCAGATAAAACAGCCTGCCTTTAAAAAGGTGGGCTGTTTTTGTATATTATTGATGATTTATGATGTATATTTCCTTCAACGGGAGAGGTTATGGGCTATAGTGTTGGTCAGATAGTGTATTTACTGTCAAGGAAGAATTCTCGTATTTTTCCATCATTGATCACTGAGCAGGTGTCAAGAAGAACTCTTGAATCTGAGGAGGTGTCGTATGTCGTGAAGCTGCCTGATAAAAAAATGAGCTGTGTTTCTCTTGACAATCTTGATGTCGATGTGTTTACATCTCTCGATGAGCTAAAGGAAAAGCTGATAAGTGATGCGCTAGAGACAGTAAATAGTATGGTGCTATCGGCAAACGAGATGAAAAAGAATATATTTGGTGATGATGCACCTGATGTCGATTTATCACAGACTCCGGGCAGTGATGAATACTCTGAAAAAATATCTGTAGATCTAGGAGACGGAACGAAGGCGAGTTTTAATATCGAAGGTCTTACATGAAAAAATTTAATATTTTTAAGAATCATCCTTTTCTAATGACGTTTATTAAGTTTTTAATTCTTGTTGTGTGCATATTTCCAATTATTTATTTCTCTTCTTTGCGCATTAGAAGAGGCGCTCTCATTGAAGGAAGGATTATGGGACATTGTGACTTTGCATGCTTTATGATTGAATCTGAGTTTGGATTCATTGATGACAATACATGCTGGTGTGATGTTGGAAATAACCACTTTATGTATATACCCTTTGATCTAGAAGAGTTATTTTCTAGCGAAGATTTTAGCAATTAATAGGAAGTTATATGAGCGAGATAGGCAAGATAATTAAGTTTGATGTTGACACAAGAGAGGATCTTCTTAGAGGTGTCAATGTTCTAGCTGATGCTGTTAAGGTTACAATGGGACCTAGAGGAAGAAACGTCGTAATTGAACAAAGAGGGCAGCATCCAATATTAACAAAAGACGGTGTCACTGTTGCAAGAGCAATCAACTTAAAAGACTCCTTTGCAAATCTAGGCGTGCAGATGATAAAGGAGGCGGCATCTAGAACTGCTGATGTCGCAGGTGACGGGACAACTGCTGCAACAGTTTTGTCACAATCAATTTTTTCTGAGGGGTTGAAGATGCTTGCTGCAGGCTATCCGGCATCAGACATTAAGAGGGGAATCGACGTCGCAGTTGAAAAAATTGTTAAGAACTTAAAGAAAATAGCGGTTCCAGTGACGTCAGATCGAGAAATCAGGCAGGTTGCAACAATATCAGCAAATGGTGAAACTGAGATTGGTGACTTGATCTGTAGTGCTATTGGTGCTGTTGGAAGAGATGGTGTGATAACTGTTGAAGAGGCAAAGGGATTTAATAGCAGTCTGACAATAGTAGAGGGGATGCAAATAGACAGAGGATTTTTATCTCCCTATTTTGTAACAAATCAAGATAAGATGGTGGCAGAGCTCGACAACCCATATGTTCTTCTCTGTAATAAGAAGATTGATAGCATGAAGGAGATAATGCCTGTTCTTGAAAAGGTTTTAAACGCTCAAAAAAGCCTATTGATAGTCGCTGATGACGTCGAGGGTGATGCTATGCAGGGTCTGGTTGTCAATAAAATAAAGGGAGCTCTCAAGACATGTGCAATTCGATCACCGGGCTTTGGTGAATCTAGAGTGGGAATGTTAAGTGATCTATCAGTCATGTTAGGCTGTGATGTAATATCTGCTGCGTCTGGAGAAAGTCTTGAAAATCTTGAAATTGAAGATCTTGGACGCTGCAAGAAGGTAATGATTAGTAGGTCGACAACAGTTTTCGTTGGTGGGCATGGTGACACTGATATCATATCAGACAGAGTCAAGTCCCTTAGATCACAAATAGATAGCCACACTCTCGAAGATGACGAGGCAAAATATCTTAGATTACGAATGTCAAGATTGTCAGGTGGTGTTGCCATTCTTCGTGTTGGAGGTGCAACAGAGGCAGAGCTAAGAGAGAGAAAAGACAGGGTTGATGATGCTCTTCACGCAACAAGGGCAGCAATAGAGGAAGGGATTGTTCCAGGCGGCGGCGTGGCACTTGTCAGGGCATCAGGCCTTAGGCCTGGAAGATCAGCAAAGACAATCGACGTTGGTGTGAGAGTCGTTAAAAATGCATGCCAGTCTCCCCTTCGTCAGATTGTTAAAAACTCCGGAGGGACACCTGATCTTGTTCTTGAGAGAGTCCTGGGGATGGAGTCAAAGTGCGGATATAACGCCATGACAGATGAGTATGGCGACATGATAAAGATGGGAATTGTTGATCCTTTAAAGGTTGTCAGATCAGCTCTGGAGAATGCAGCATCTGCTGCAGGAATGATGCTAACAGTTGGATGTGCAATGATAGATGATATCTCTTCTGACAGAGAAAGCGATAGCTTGTTTTAGTCTTTATTTCAATTTGGTCGACATACCTATCTATGTGGAAGTGAAAAACGCCTAGACATGTCAGAAAACCATCTATTAAAAAGCATTGTTAAGATGATTTTAAGCGAGCAGTCTGCTGGTCTTAGATTAAAGTCTGATCTTGTGAACATAACTTGTCGACTGACAATGGTTAGTGACGCTCACGTTCCTGACACACTTACAAGAATCAGGGTTCTACCAACGGTTGCTGTTGTTGGACAAAAGGAACCTGTTCAGAGAGCAGGAGATAAAAATACGATTCTTGAGGTGTACGTTAAATTTTTACCGAGAGCGGGAAGCGATTTAAAAAATCTAAAATCTATAGGAAAGTTAATAAAGGGCCTGCCTGGCGTTAAGATTGTAACAGTTTTGACGCTAAACAATAAGAAGGTCTTATATAATGGAAAGCCGATTGTGATCTAAGTGAAAAGACCCAATTCAAAAAAATCTATAATTATTGCAACATATGTAACAGACTTGCAGTTAGCGATAAGGTGGGCAAAGCTAAATAAGGCCTTAGTTTCAATGGGTGAAATTAGAGAGATAGGCAACAAGGGTGTAAAAAAGTATGCTGTCTCCGTCAGGACACGAATTCCAAAATCACAGTTACACCTGCTAATAAAGGATAGGTTTGGAACGTTTGTAAATGTTTCTTAGTTTCATGTAAACTTAGCTTTGCTTTGGTATAATAAACATGCACCGTTAAAAGGAGGTAGCATGAGAAGACTAGACTATGATGAGCTTCTGAAGATGGATGAGCATGAGCTTAACAGGATCTTCAATAATCTGACACGTCGAATTGAAAGAACAAGAGACAGAGGCAGTAGAGAGTTTCTAGAGACTGAACTATGCTATGTTCACAGAGAGCTAGAGGTGAGACGTGCCAGAAAGATTGCTCACATAAACTACACAGCATCACTAGAAAACAGGCGTCGAAATACATCTTTCTAAATACCCCTTTTCTATTCTAGATGGGTGTCTATATTAATCATTAGGAACACGTATTTTCGTGTAACTTTTCACAATCAGCGATTAAATGATCTAAGAATCGGAGTTTATAATGTCGCAATCACTTGATTCATACTTTAAAGATGTTTCAAAAACAAGCCTTCTAACAAGAGAGGAGGAGGTAATTCTCTCTAAGCGAATTGAAAAAGGAGACGCAGAAGCCAGAAGCATTATGATTGAATCTAATCTTCGTCTTGCAATTAGTATAGCAAAAAAATATTATAAAAGCGGATGTGATATGGAAGACCTCATCCAAGAGTCAAATATCGGCCTAATGAAAGCTGTTGAAAAGTTTGACTGGAGAAGGGGCTTCAAGTTTAGCACATATGCATGCTGGTGGATAAAGCAGTCTGTTTGTCGACACATCAGCACAAATAGAAACACAGTTAAGGTTCCAGCACACACAGCATCTTTGGCCTATAAGGTCAGAATGATCATGAAGGAATATGAGAGCGATCTTGGACAGAAGCCTAGCATTGCTGAGATATCTGAACTTCTCGGTGTTACAGAGAATATGGTCAAGGCAAGCCTTGAGTCTATAAAGTTTCAAAATATGATTTCAATTGATAGCACAATGGGAAATGATGAAGGCGGAAGGTCAATTATTGAGGTCATCGCTGATAATGATAATGTAGATGTTGATAGTATTCTAGACAAGGAAAAGGTTTTAATCATGATCAAATCATGTCTGTCAAGACTCTCGCAGAGAGAAGAGCAAATTCTAAGACTTAGATTTGGAATATCTGATAATTTTAACAGTACAGATGAATTTGATATCGATGAAGCCGCTGTGGCCAAGATTGTGGAGGGATAAAGATATGTCAATGCCAAAAGGTTATAAAACTGATCATGGATATGCAACTGTTAGATCTCAAGATGATGGTCTAGGATATAGAGAGATCGCTGAGATGATGACATCAATGGGTCACAAAATGAATCACTCTACGGCTAGAAACATCTTTCTATCTGCGATGACAAAGTTTGTTGAGAATACTTGTAGGCTATATGACATCAAACTAACAGATGAAAATGTAAAGAGAATCTCATCTGATCCCAGGTTCCAGTCTGGAATTCTTGACATGTTAAAGCTGTTAGACTAGGCTTTGAATAGTTAATGTTATAGGGAGAGAAAGTCTGTTATGGGTATCAGTTGGAATTTTTTTGTAGGAAGAAGAAGGGTGAACGTTCAGGAGTTTTTTAAAAAGAATAACATTCGAACACGAGAGGAGTTTATTGATGTGCTTCTTGCAGAAGACATCAGTGCACCGGATGATGACACAGTAGATAGCTTACTATCATCATTTGGTTTGGGTAATCCTGATCTATTTAGACCGAAAAAAGTCATAAGTAATCTTGCTAAAAAATCAGTGAAGGTAAAAAATAATAACAAAAAAAAAGAGACATCCACAAAAAAATAAATGATACGTGGAAAGACGTCTCACCAGGGTGGAAGCACATTAAGCCTCCTGGAGATGCGGTAAGAAAGAAAAAGCACCATGTTCAAAGATCATTTTCAAGATGTATTGAGATGATTGACATGAGCGATATCACATCAGTCTTAGACTGGGGACCTGGATCGTGCTGGACGTCTGAGATGATAAGTGATGGAAGGGATGTTCACCTTGTTGACGTGTCACAGGATGTTCTTGATGTCGCAGCTGCTGTGATTCCAGCAGCAACTACGTATCTTATAGATAGTACGTCAACATTTAAAGATGTGTCTGACGTACTAGGGTCTACAAGGATAGACCTTTTAACAGTATTTTCTGTGATCTATCACTTTCCGTCTCTTGAGTATTTTCATGCAATGGCATCTCTGTGGAGAAGAATTTCACCGTCATACATAATCATTAAGACAATGATCGCACATGATGAAACATGGGAGAGGGCTTCATATGAGGAATACGAGAATTCAAACGGATATATTCGTGGGTTGCTGTTGTCTGAGCGTGAGATAAAAAAGACGCTAAAGGATTATGACTTGATCTTCTCACACGACGATGAAGTTGTTCCAGGACTGTTTGGAAGCATCAATAAGATGAAAGAGATTGAGGTTGTCCCTGACCACAGATCAAAGCTGTATGTCTTTAAAAAAATAGATATCTGACATCATTGTTAACATAGATATTCTATGATCATCACATTTAGAGGTGCAGTGTGAATAGTCTTACGATCTTAACAGAAAATATATGGATAGACACTGACACAGACGTAGTGGTTATATCAATTGACAGGACATCTATCGCATTTCCCGTTGAAGAGTTTTTAAGCTTTTGCGATGAGGTTGAAGAGTCTCGTAAGTCTCTTCTTAAAGATGATAGATACATAACTGGAAAAATAACAGATGGAGAAAATCAAAAGGAATTTCTCATAAGAAAGCCAGATGTACCTGATGAATACGACAATTAGGATCGAAAAGAAGGGAAAGTTTCACAATCATAACATATTTAATAATGTTCTGGAGAGATAAAACAAATGCGAATTACAAAAAGCCAGCTTCGACAGGTCATTAGAGAAGAATTAGAAAGACATCTATTTGAACAAGCCGGTGATGATAAGCTTGAGGCGGCAGCTCGACTTGTTCATGCAGCCCTCCCTAGCAGACATAATACAGTTAAGCATGGAACGATGAAAAGTGCCTTAGAGGGCGGTGATTGGCAGTCAGTGATTGATCAGGGTGCTAAGTTTAATGTTACACCTGAAAGTGCATATGAAGCCTTGGCAGACTCTGTCAACTTTCCTGGCCTAAGGGGAGATGTTCTTGCTGCTATGTTTGATGGCCATCGCGAACGAGACGAACTTAAGGCTATTTCATGGGCAAAAGAGCAAGACGCAGAATTTGGTGATGATCCCGCTATAGCTGATTCAATGATTGTGTGGGTAAAATAACTACCTGATTTCATGCAAGCGCCTAGTGCGTATGGTATTATCTAAGCAAGAGGTAATACTGATGATTCTAAAGCTTTCCTTTATTCTTTCTCTTTTTTCATGCTCTGAGCCAAGCCAGACATCACTTGTTTCACAGTCTCGAATTAACGCAGGTCCATACGTCAGGTCTGAGAAGACATTTGTACTTCCAGTCACCGGAGAGACAATTGTCCAGATTCAAGGCTCTACCCAAAAAGACCTTGACGACTTGAATAATGTTGTATCTGAAGCTGTGATGTTTGTATCTAATCATGTGGCCAGCCTGATAGATGATCAGCCATGTAGAAAGGGTCTTATCAATGTTCACATTATTTCTGATGATAAGCTGAATGATCGATCTGTTATGACATTTACAAAAGATAGAATGCCTGGAAAGGAATTCTATGGAATTACGACATATATCTATCCAGATATCGCATGGTCATTTATCTGTTCAGACTGTGATGAGTCTGCAGATGATATCTTTGTTCATGAGCTGACTCACTTTTACATGGCACAGTGTGGTATTCCGCCAGAAAGTCAAGATGAAGACGACTGTCATGATATGGTCAATGCATATAGGGAGTCTAAGCTGTAAGACAAAATCATAAAGAAATGAAATTCACAATTTCATCTGTGGGTATATAATTAATATTGCATGAGTGAGGTGTTATAAGTGGGCGTTGATAATAGAGCAAAACAGGGAGTAAATTTTACTCCAGCATATGAGGTTTCAGGTGTTCCTTTTGTCACTAGTTCAGCAGCAAGTGAGGTCGTGACTGAGGCAGTTCGAGTTAAATTTCCATATGTAACTCGCTTCTTTGTTGTCCAGAACACAAGTCAAAACTGGCTCCGTGTCGGATTTTCTGAAAATGGTGTTACAGGAACTCTGGGTTCAAAAGAGACAAATAACTATCTATTAGTCTCAGGAAATCAGGCGACTCCGCGTCTTGAGCTAAGGTGCAAGGAGCTGTGGTTTGCTGCGGATGCTGGAACAGCTCCTGCAAGTTTCAGCCTTGTTGCCGGCCTAACGGGAATCCAAAGCGATCAGTTCCCAGTTCTCACAGGAACACTAACTGGAAGCAACAACAACTATCAGAGCTCTAAGTTTGAAGGTGTGGGATAGAGCTCTTATCCTTGTAAAAGTTTAACGTATGTGTTAAACTTACCCTTATGGTTGTAGGAAGTCTTGTAAGACTGTCTGAGTCTGCGATGTTATCAGCCGGTTGGGAGCCTAGTGCTTCACCTGGCGGGATGTACGGGATAGTGATCGGCTCAGATATCATGCAGATGGATGAGAAGTTTCCTGAGATCATGATAGTTATGGTGTCAGGAAAATCTGAGATGTTCTTTAGGGAGGACCTTATTTTAATTGGAGAAAGCTATGGGCAAGAAGTGTAGAGATACTGTGGCAGTAAGCGGAGGATTTGATCCGATTCATGTTGGTCACGTTAGGATGATATTAGATGCGGCGAGGCACGGAGAGGTGATAGTGATCCTTAATAGCGATAGGTGGCTTAGAAATAAAAAAGGATATGTGTTCATGCCTTGGGATGAGAGGGCAGAGATATTGCGATCAATCAAGGGAGTTGTGGATGTCGTGTCAGTTAATGATAGTGATAGAACAGTATGCGATGCGCTAAATACGCTAAAAGAAAGTGTTGATCTTACGTATTTTGCAAACGGGGGTGATAGAATTAACACAAACACTCCTGAAATTAGCATATGTAAAAAGTTAGGAATTGATCTTCTGTGGAATGTTGGTGGAAAAAAGGTGCAAAGTAGTAGCACACTTGTCAATGACCACAGAGGAATGAGAGATAAAATAGAGGACAAGAAATAATGAGACATCCAATAACACAGAACGGATATAATGATCTTGCAAGAGAGCTAAACAATCTATCAACTGTTGTAAGACTAGAGATAGCAAAAGAGATAGAGGTAGCGCGTGAATATGGCGACATCAGTGAAAATGCAGAGTTCACATATGCGAAGGATAGACAGCAGCAAAATGAGATGAGAATTAATCAGATACAAAACTTTCTCAGTGAGACAGAGGTGATTTACAATATCGGCTTACCAAGAGACGGAAGGGTCGTATTCGGTGTCAAAGTCAAGCTTCTTAATTGTGACACAGAGAAAGAGGTAACATATAGAATTGTAGGTGAGACAGAGTCTGATATAAAGGGTGGAAAGATAAGCTATAAGTCTCCTCTGGCATCTGAGCTAATAGGGCTATCTGTTGGTGATGATGTTGAGATCGACGCACCGAGTGGCGTAAAGTATTTTGAAATTCTTGATGTAATTTACGATTAGCATCCAGCCTATGTAGAATTGTCTCTGTAAGCTCCTGGGTCATTTAATGATAATCACATCAGATGAATGGCTTGGTGGCTGCCCAGAGCTGAATAATAATCAGCTACAGGAACATGTGTGATGAAAAAAGAAGATATAGATAAAATAGTTGATGTAAGAAATATCGTTTTAAATGCATATAACTCTCTTGATGGAAGGTCAAGTCCATCAGTGTCGGTCATTAAGCAGCAAAACGTTGCTGCGATGTGTGAAAGTGTCATTAAAAAAATTGATGATATTCTCTCTCCTTACGTTAATTTTAAGTAGAGTCTAGACAAGACTAGATCGACATTTTACGCATAGCACATATGTATATCTGAGGGTGTTATGCAGCTGGGTCTGCCCGATAGTTATCTGTCTTTAGCTTGTCAAAAGACCTGCATGTTCATATTGTCTCTTGCTGGCGTGCTTTTTATGCTGTCTGGGTGCAGTAGCGATTTTAAGATGACTGATCAGTCTGAAACTCGTGTCATTGTTGATTCATTTACACAGGTTGATAAAATAGATAGTCTTGATGTGCTTGTTGTGCTTGACACGTCATGTAGCATGAGTGATAACTTTTCAACAGTTGCAAGCGGAATGGATCTTCTTCGACTAGATATTGAGATGCTTACATCCAATTACCAGTTTGGATATATCACGGCTGATTCAACAAATCTGGGATATCAAGGACCATATGACATCAACTCAGGTACCCTAGACATGTTGATGGCACCAAGCCTCTTACCCTCAACATTCTATGAGGAAGGCTTTGCAGCAACATACACGTTTTTAACGTCGTCAGAAGGTGTAGAATTTTCAAGAGATGAGTCTGATTTTTTACTATTTTTTATTTCTGACGAGGATGAACAAAGTAATATAACTCCATCTATTTTTAAAGATTGGATGGACGCGTCATTTGTTGACGTTGACCATGATGTTGTGTCAATAACGACAATTGATAGCGGCGACAGCGAGTGTCCGTATACGTGGGAATATGGATATAAGTACACAGAGCTAGCTAGTCTATATGGAAAGGATTCGATTGATATTTGTGCAGATGACTGGTCTTTATGGTTATCTGAATCATCGTTTATAACGCAGATGAGAGACAGCATAGTTTTGAGTTCCGATGATCCAGTCGTTAAATCAATAGTGGTTTATGTCGAAAGAGTTCAGACACATGACTGGGAATATATTGAAGAGATGAATGCCGTGAGATTGGGATTTATTCCTGATTATGGTGAGCTTGTTGAGGTTGGATATAAGGTCTCCCTATAGAGAAATGTGTCTTGAGAGAAATGAAAGCGGAGAGTAAAATTGCTAAGACATCTTCAATTTTGGTATCTCATACTTGCAACAAATATATCAGTAATAATTCTCTCTGCGGTGCTTTCAAACGTTTCATCATTTTGCTTTAGCTCTGTTGGTGCGATTTCAAGCATCATGATGATAGTAATATTAGACAGGTTGTATGACCAATAGCGTGTAAACCTGTAGAAGCTGATGTATAATATTTCTGAAATGAGATACAAGCTTTGGGGTGATGTCGGAATGGTCTACGAGGCGGGCTTAAAACCCGCTGGGCAATTTGCCCTTGAGGGTTCGAGTCCCTCTCGCCCTACCACAATTAACATAGCAGTGTCAAAAATAGCGGGATAGAATAAAAATACAAGATTATGTTTGACTATACTAAATTATTTCCACACGAAAAGATCAGAGATTGTCAGGTTAAAGCAATTAACTTTGCGTTAAATGCATTTATCAACAATGAAAAAAAGCTAGTTATCTTAGAGTCAGGAACTGGAACAGGAAAATCAGCAATTGGACTAACTGTTTCAAGATATTTAAATAACAATCTTGGCAGTGTCGATGAATATTCTCCTGGATCATATTTTGTAACGACTCAAAAGATCTTGCAAGATCAATATGAAAATGACTTCGGATGCCGTCGTGGGAGCATGAAGTCAATAAAGTCTTCGTCAAATTATAAGTGCTCATATCATAAAAAAAATTCATGTCAAGAATCGCAGAGGCTAATAAGAAATGAAGACAAAGACAGTCGCTTCTTTAAGGTGTGCACATATAATTGCACATACAAAAATGCAAAACAAAAGTTTCTAGATTCACCTTCGTCTGTTACAAATTTTCCATATTTTCTAACAGAAGCAGCATTTTCTAGAAAGATAACCCCTAGACGCGTTCTTGTGATAGATGAGTGTCACAATATTGAATCTGAGCTGAGTAAGTTTGTTGAAGTAACAGTCTCTGAGAGGTTTGTTAAGCACGCATTGAAGATATCATGGCCTGTCCACACCACACAGTTTCAGGTTGTGAAGTGGATGAAGGAGACATATTTTCCTAAGATCAAATCACAGCTTAGCCACATGGATAAGACGCTTAAAGAGACGGGTCTTAAAAGCAGAATTAAGGAATTTGCATCACTTTCAAAGCAGTATGACATGCTAAAGTCTCACGTTGGAAAAATTGAAAAGTTTCTCAAGGTATACGATAAAGATAACTGGGTGATGGATAGTGTCAGCGCATACGGTCGATCGAAGAGGAAGTTTGTATTCAAGGCAATTGATGTGTCTCCTTTTGCTGACGAATATCTGTTCAGGTTGGGTGATAAGATTCTTATGATGTCAGCGACGATATTAGATCACAAGACATTTTGTAGATCTCTAGGTCTTGATGAGTCTGATGTCGCATTTATTTCAATTCCCTCACCGTTTGCTGTTGAGAATCGACCCGTGATATCATATCCGATTGGAAGTATGAGTGCTAAAAACATTGATATGTCTCTTCCGAAAATGACGCAAGCGGTTAGAGAAATTCTAAAGGAACACAAGAATTCGAAGGGAGTTATTCACTGCCACACTTATCGAATTGCAAAATATCTAAAGAGTCACATTAGGTCAAAGAGGCTTTTAATTCATACTAGTGAAAACAGGGATGAGATTCTAAGAAAGCACATGAGATCAAAAGAGCCGACAGTTTTACTATCACCTTCAATGTCTGAGGGTGTTGACCTTCACGGTGATCTATCAAGATTTCAGATCATAATGAAGATTCCATATCCCTATCTTGGAGATCCGCTTATAAAGAAGAGAATGAATAAGTGGAAAGGATGGTATCCCCTACAGACTGCAAAAAAGATAGTTCAGTCTGCAGGACGAAGTGTAAGATCAGAAGATGATAGTGCTGTAACGTACATTCTAGATTCTGACTGGGAAAGATTCTTTAGACAGAATAGAGATATGTTTCCTGAAGAGTTTAAGAAAAGCTTTGTGTGAGAAATATTGCGGGAGATCACATGCTTATTAGTAAGAAAAATTATGAAAAATTTATGACAGGCCTTTGTTTTGATGATGTCCTGTTGGTTCCACAGTACTCTGAAATTAGAAGCAGGTCTAAGATAGACATAGGATCATCTTTGGAGAGGGTCGGTCGATTAGGTCTTCCTATTTTTTCAAGCCCAATGGATACTGTAACTTGCGGAGCTATGGCAGAGAAGATGTGCCTATCTGGTGGAATGGGAATAATTCATAGATACAATACAATCGACGATCAGGTGTCTGAGGTTTTGATCGCACGAAGGAATGGAGTAAAAAATGTTGGCGCAGCTATTGGAATAACAGGTGATTATGTTGATAGAGCAGTAGAGCTAGTGAGATCAGGTGTAAAAGTTCTATGTGTTGATGTTGCTCATGGTCATCACACAATGATGAAAACTGCTCTTGAGGCTCTTCGTAAAGAGATTAGAGATGTTCATATCATGGCAGGAAATGTTGCAACAAGAGAAGGGTTTGATGACCTGTCAAGGTGGGGCGCGACAAGTGTTAGAGTAGGTGTGGGAGGTGGATCGATATGTTCCACTCGAATTCAAACTGGTCATGGTGTTCCAACATTTCAATCTATTCTTGACATATCGTCATCAGAGTTTGCTGGATCTGTACAGATTGTTGCGGATGGCGGAATTAAAAATAGCGGAGATATCGTCAAAGCTCTTGCGGCAGGTGCAGACTTTGTAATGCTAGGGTCAATGTTATCAGGCACACTTGAATCTCCAGGTGAGATAATTTATAAAGGTGATAAGACGTATAAGGCCTATCGTGGAATGGCATCTGCAGAGGCTCAAATTGACTGGCGAGGTCACGCGTCATCTCTTGAGGGAGTGTCAACCATAGTTCAGACAAAGGGGTCTGTCGATAGCGTCTTAAGAGAGATAGGCGCAGGAATCAGATCAGGTTTGTCATATACCGGCGCAATAAACATCGATGAGCTTCATGCAAAGGCAAGATTCATCTGTCAGACATCATCAGGAGCGATTGAAAGCTCCACTCACATTAAGTTGCTATAGTGTGTAATTTCTTTGCCTATTGTGTATAATAAGGATATATCATGAAAAAGAAGATGCTAACACAGATGTCAAATAACTATCTGTACGGTGACAGAGTTCAATGTCAAAAAACAGGCAAACTTGGAACAGTCATGGAGGTCTATCCACTCGATAAGATCCAAGTCGTCTGGGATGACTGGGTCAGAGTCTGGCTTGATGTCAACAACACACATAATCCAGGATATGTCAAGGGCATCAGCAAGATCATCGGTGAGGCTTTTACTTCTGATGAGAATGAGCAACAGTGATGGGGTGTAGTTCAATGGCAGAACGCGGCACTGTTAATGCCGAAGCTGGAGGTTCGACCCCTCCCGCCCCAGCCACTTTTTCGTGTAAATGTGTAACGATTAGAATATAATTGACATAGATGAATTATTTGGGCACGTATCCCAGCGGTCTTATATACCGTGCATAAAACTAGGGTAATTGGTGCATGTAGGTTCGAGTCCTACCGTGCCTACCAAATTTTGCTATCAAAACAACATAAGGGAGAAATAGTATGATCACAGTTAGGTTTAAAAATACAGCAGAGGAAACAGATAATGTTGAGGTGGAAGACGCCGTTGAGACGGTGTATACCGTGACAAAATTCGATGAGATCGACTGTTACAAGCGTGCTGAGACATACTCTAACGTTGTCGGCACGTTCAAGAGCCGCGAGGACGCTGAGCGTTGTCTTGTAAAGGAGTATACAAAGATGTACCTCTATGACAGCTGGAATGAGGAGGACATGTGGTGTGACATCCCTGCTCGGATCAATGCAGGGATTGAGTGGGCTGACCTCCACGCTGACGGTGAGCCGTGCCTGAGTGATCTCGTGATGTTCTTTCAGTGCCACGCTGATGAGCTGTGGGAGCCAGAGTATATCAATGAGACAACCTTCAGGGTTGAGATCACCGAGACCACGCTCTCGTAAGTTAGACAGCTCGTTCTTTTCGTTCTTTTACTTATTGCCTCCGTCGCATAGTGGCCTATTGCACTTTATCTTATCCTAAACAAAAGTTCGAATTGTCTATATAATAGATATGTATGTCAGCAAACAAAATGAAACACTGCGAGTTGTGCAATGACTATTTTAGTGCTAATAATATTAGTAAGCATATAGTAGCTTGTAATGGAGAAGGATCAAAAAATCGAAAAATACAAAGGCGTAGAGATTTAAACGCGCTAGGAAATCATAAATGTGATGAGTGTAGTAGACAGTTTGATACACACAGGGCGCGAGCAGCTCATAATCGATTCTGCAAAAGATCATGGAACGAAGTGGGATGGGCCATTAAAAGAAATATTTTGATCCAAGAAGTAAATTTCAAATGTTCAGAGTGTGGGTTTGATAAAACGAGAAAGTGTGGAAGTTCAATACTAGAGATCGATCACATTGATGGAAATCATAAGAATAATTCAAAAGATAATCTCAGGGTTTTGTGTCCAAATTGTCATGCACTAACTTCAAATTTTCGAAACTGGGGCAGGAAAAGCAACAAGAAAACGTCAGCTAGAATTCGAAAAGGAAACAAGGATTTTGAAAAATATCAGAAAGAAAGATCGACCTTGAAAGAATTGAAAGAAGAGTTTAATAAGAAGTTCGTAGAGAAAGTAAAAGATTTACACGAATCTGGAGAAATTGATTTTTCAAAGTTTGGGTGGGTAGAAAAGCTTAGCGAACGTTTTGGCGAAGTTTCTCAAGTTACAGGCAGGCGATTGAGACGATTGATGCCAGAATTTTATGATGAACATTGCTTCAGGAGAGGCTATAGTAAGTATAAAAATTTTAATGCTCAGATGTCCGAGTGATCGAAGGAACAGGTTTTGTAATCCTGATACGAAAGTACGTCGTGGGTTTGAATCCCACTCTGAGCTCCATTCTCAGGGCACTTAATTCAGTGGTTAGAATCTCCGCGGCCAGTTCTCAGTTCGAATCTGACCGGAGGCTCCACAACTAGTGAGGTGGCCGAGAGGCTTAAGGCGCAGGTCTTGAAAACCTGAGTGTTGTAAGGCACCGTGGGTTCGAATCCCACCCTCACTGCCATATTTATCTTTAAAAAGGTGCGCAAGATGAACATTGGAATTGATTTTCACGACACGCTTTCATATTCTCCTGACTTTTTTATAGAGCTAATAAGACTTTGGAAGGGAAAGATCTACATAGTAACTGGAACACCTGCTTCTAGAAAAAATGAGATATCTGAAGGTCTGAATAGCTTGAAAATCACTGAAGATATGTATGATGATATTTTGTGCGGCTTTGAGTATGATAAATCAGATATGACCCTTGATCATTTTAAGAGAATGGCGGATCACAAGCTAGATCAGATAAGATCTCATAACATATCTGTTTATTATGATGATAATCCGTTCTATGTAAAAAAGATGAAAGATAGCGGAGTCATAACATTTCAGACAATCATAGATGAAAAGTATCTAAAGGAATTTGAAGAGAAGGATCCGTTTTTTACATGCAATCTTCAGAAGCTACAGTTTGATTATCTTGATGATCTTTCTAATGATTCGATGTTAAAGGATGATAGTGAGAGAGATAAGTGAATACGCGAAGCAATACTAGAAGAGAGAGATATAGCCTAAAATTGAAAAATGCTAAGTCATACCCCGTTAGTCTTTGTTGTATTAATTTTATGCATGATGGAAATCTTGGGTATCTAATAAGGGCTGCAGCATGTTTTGGAGCAGAGCGAGTGCATGTAATCGGATCAGTTCCGAAACGAAAGATGTTAAACCCTTTGTCTGGAAGTCTATGTGACTTTGTAGATATCAAACAACACTCATCACCTCGCGATTTTTTAGATTGGGCTGAGGGTGAAAGGATCAAACTCGTATCAGCAGAAATCTGCGAGGGATCAAGACCAATTGGCTCTTATAGATTTGACTTTACATGTCGAGTGTGTCTGGTGGTTGGCAATGAGGAGACCGGAGTCCCAGCAGAGATTCTAAGAAATAGTGACATTATTCACATTCCCATGCCCGGTGTTGGATACTGTTTAAACACATCACAGGTCGCAAATATACTATTATATGAAACTGTTAAACAGATGGGATTTTAATCAGTGAAAAAAGAATCGATATCTAAAGTCTTTAAGGAGTTTAAAAAAGGATTGCCTAAGATGCTATCATGTGAATATGATGCAAAAATATGCTATAGCTCATTTGGCTCCTTGATAGAGGTAGTAGCAAACCCTGAGGATTCTGAAAGTGTTAGAAGGTCATTGCCTCTGACGTTTATGGGATATCAGGTAGTTGTTATTATAGATAGAATTGACTTAGACAGCTGAGTGATGTGTGTAAATAAAAGAAGATATTGTTATTAAGGATAAATTGCGCTGTGACTAAAAAATATAATAAAGGTGATACAGTTGCCATCTTAATAAATCCATCAGTTGTTGATGGAGTTGTGACATATGATAAAAAGGAAGCTGGGACGATATTAGGATCATATGAGATATCATTGTATGACAGCATGTCAAATGGCAAGAGCACTTTGTCAGTCAGTTATTCTGTTAGTGTAAACGGAGCTAGGAAAAGCTTTCTTGAAGAAGAGCTAGATGTGATGCAGCAATTTACTGAATGAATCTCTATTCTCATGCTTATAATAGATGAAAGGAAGTGGCATGATTAAGAAGTTTTTATTATTGCAAGCGGTTTTTATGATAATGGGTGCAGCATCTGCTCACACTGATATCTCTCATAATTCTCACAAGAGGCAGCACGCAGCAAGACACAATTCTCATCTTGTATGGAAGTGGATTCCACGACACAGCGTCAGGGGTGTAGTTGTAAGAGGTCACTGGAAGCTGACTGAGTGTCATTATCACACAAGAATGAATCATCACAGACATCATCATCACAGACATCATCATCACTGAATTTATTCATAGTTATATATACAAAATTGTTAGTAGCAATATAGTTACAAACAGATGATAAAGATCGGAGACAAAGTTGCACCGTTTCACAATATGAGCCAAAAGGGCGTCGTGATTGACATGTATCATCAGGTAAGCTCACAATGGATGGTTGGTGGTGCAATGGAGCCTCTGTTCATGATAAAGGTAAAACTCAACAATAACGATGAAGTTGTTGAGTTTAGGGCTGATGATCTCATGAGGCTCGATTAATGGGGACAAAACAGATAAGATCATCGGCTCCAGATCTTATTATTGAAAGCTCGCTTTGTTTTAAACGGTGCAAGAATGGCTTTTATAAAAAAGTTGAAAAGACGTTTGCTAAAAATATTCACACTGGAAAAAGAACAGCACAAGACGTGATAGAGTCAGATGAGTATTATGATCTTGTGACTGGTGACGACTACGACTATGAGACAACAATTCAAGATATTGACGGTAGAGACATTTTACTACGATTTAAGCTAACTGAAATAGAATAGTGAAACCGTGGTTTGTATATGTTGTGTCATGTTCAGATGACACATTGTATACGGGAATTACAACAGATGTCTCTCGTAGAGTTAAAGAGCACAATGAGTCAAAGAGAGGTGCAAAGTATACGAGGTCAAGAAGACCAGTTATGTTAATTTGGTGGGCTCAGTTTGAGTCACGATCTATTGCACTAAAAGAAGAGTGTAAATTTAAAAAACTTAACAGATCTCAAAAGCTTGAAAGAATAAAGGCATCAAAAAACTGTGAAATACAACATAAAAAGACTTGTAAGGCAGGAAGATCTTGACAAAAGTGGACTTCTTAAAAGTGATGTATTTTTTACCTGGATATATGATGAACTCATAAAACATGCCGAATCGATGTCTGGATTAAAATGTCTAATAAAGCATATTTCAAAAATTGACATTGTTAATCCCGTAAGAAAAGATAACATGCTAGAAGTCAGGATCGGAGTTAAAAATATAGGTTCGTCATCGTTGTCTCTCGAAGCAAAGGTCACAAACATTGAAAACAATAGTGATTTTTTAATAATTGAAAACATCATAATCGTTTCAGTTGATAGTGACTTTAAACCAGTAAGACATAATATTAAAGATGTCGAATCTGTATTTATTCCGTGCGGCTGGATGAAATTTAACGAAAAAGAGTGATGTTTTTGTTTTTGTTTGTATCTTCTGTTGTAATAATAATTCTTTTAATCTACTTGTTTGTCGTGATTCCGTCACAGGAAAGAAAAGACTGGAATGAGTTTGAAAGACAAATAGTGCAAAGACATCGCATTAAAAGCCTATATCCAGATAAAATTCATCCGAGTAAAAAAAAGAATAAAGAGTAGACAGCGAGTGTTATACTTCTTTAAGGAGTAAAAAAATGACAGAAAAAAATCAATATGAATATAGTCCAACAGCAGATGAAATTGATAGTACAGTAGCATTTATGCTTAATTGTTCTGATAGCGATCTCGAAACAGCATGGGTTAAAGTTGCTGATGAGTGGAATATTTTATCTGTTATGTCTGTCCATAGAGAGCTTTGCAAGTCAGGAAGAATCAACCTGCTAATTAGTGAAATAGAAAAGAAAAATATGAATTCGTGAATAGATGAAAAAATGGATGCCAATTCTGTTTTTTGGTTTATCGTGTAATCAGCATGACGATAAGATCAACAATGATCGAGATGTCTCAGTTGGTGAAGAGGTGTCTAGTCATGAGCCTGATCTAATAGCATCCTGGAGAACGACACCCTGGGTTAAAATTTGCCCTGACTCGCCTGCAAGAATAGAGAGAGTAAGATCTGCCTTAAAGTTTTGGAAAAATCTAGGGTACATGATTGGAAGTATTTCTTTTGATCATGGTACAATTTGCTTTACAAATAGCACGCCCTTTGGAGCCATAACAGTTGAAATGAATGGTTCTTCAATGAAAGAACAGCATTCTGGGCAGACTGCTCTATATTATGACCCTAATACAAGAGAGGCAATTGGTGCAAGAGTGTATATTAGAAACACCACTGCTACGTGGGATAGAGTTCTTGAGCATGAATTTGGTCATTCTCTTGGGTGGGGCCACCTTAATAGAAGAAGTCACATAATGAATCCTGCACATGATCGAGGTGGATTTGACAATTTTGGTCTAGCTAGACTTAGACAGTTGCAGCGATTACCTGATAGAGACATAGCGCTAACAGATCAAAATATTAAAATTGCTACTTTTATTCATGAGAATTAAACCGTGAAAGACAGTCGAGAAAGTGATGCTGGGTGGTGGATGCATAAGGTTGAATTACTTGAAAAGCGACTTGAAGAGCTAGAAGTAGAAAATTTTGAGCTAAAAAAGACCATCAGAGAAAGCATACAAAACTTACAAAAACACAACTCTGAGATGAAAGAGTCAATCAAATCAACAGAAAACATTCTTAGACCTAAGTTTAAAAAGCCAAAATGGGAAAGAGCTTGATCTTTACACTAGACTTGTAGATAGTTATCTCTAGGGTTTAGACAAATGATTAAAAAGGCTGCTTTGCTTCTTTTTCTATTTTTTATTTTATCAAATATTTGCTATGGTTCTAGTGATCTAAAGTCGATTTTATCTCTTGACTATGTTGGAAGCACATCAAGCTTGTCAACAGTTGAGAATAAGATTAGATCAGCTGCTGTCAAGGTTCAGTCGCGAGGAGGCCACGGATCTGGAACATATGTAACAATTCAAGGGTTTCATGTAATAATAACTGCAGCACACGTTGTCAGTGATGGATCAAATCAGTTTCTTATTCTGGGTGAAAATGAAAGAATAGTTGGTCATTTGATATACAAGGATGAAAGCATAGATGTTGCAGCTCTATTGATATCTCCAATGAGGAGCAGATCTCCGATAAAATATAATCCTACTTCTGATGCTGCGCCCATCGGGACACAAATAATATATTCAGGCTTTCCATCATCTCACAGTCTTTTGACGATAAGGGGAATGATATCCGGATATGAGAAAGATCAGTCAGGAAAGGAAATAATAATACTTCATTCCTATGGGTGGTTCGGATGTTCAGGATCGGGTGTATATGACATTAATGGAAACTTTGTTGGCGTTCTTTGGGGAATTGACGTCCAGAGGAGGCAGGGCACACACATAATTGAGGACATAATTTGGGTAACCCCGTCTAGTAGAATTAGTGAAGATGAAATTCTTAGAGGGATTTGTAGAAGCATCCTGACATCATCAAATGTGTGTCAGGACTAATCTGTAATCAGATCTTGAATTTTTTGATCTAAAAGATGTTCGCTATATCCGATCATTTCATCAACAAGTTTCATTTTATCGTCTATAAAATAAAACGTGGGCCAGCTTGTCAGATTCCACCCTGTTTGTGACGAATAGTCTATCATGTCTCTGCTTCCTGCAAGAACTCTTGGATCAATTATTCCATATTGATCTGCCCACACTTTACAGTCGTCAGATGTTGGCTCTGTTCCCACAGGTGTCTCTATTAAAATTGTGATGTATGATAGGTTGTACTCAGAGTATTTGTCACTTGTCTCCTGAATTTCCTCTGCTGCAGCCTGACACGGTGGACACCACATTGCACTTAGGTCTAAGACGATAGGCTGTCTATAAAAATCATATAGAGATACTTCGTTTCCATTCTGGTCTAAGAGAGTAAAATTGCAAGGATGGTCTCCCGTTGACTGTGAGCATGTATCCCACGGATATATTACTTCATTTGTATCATCGCTGTCTTTTGTAAGAGTTGGTAGGCATGATGAGCACCCAATAAGTAATGCAACAGAATATATTAAAAGGCTTTTTAAGCTTTTCATTGACAGTCACCGTATATTGCATATGTTATTTCAATATTGCTTCCCTCAGGAGGTGATACACTAAACACAACTGAATTTATAGATTGATTGTATGACCACGCAAATGACTCTACTCCGTCAACATAAACCTCTATTGTATCCTCTATTGGTGTTTTGCTTAGAGAAAAGCTAAATGATGAAATTGAATCTCTTGCCAGGGCATCCATTTGAACACCCCAGTCAGTTGCACATATTGACATAAATGTTCCGTTAAAGTCATTCACAACGTCATAATATCCGTCACCAAATTGTGCATAGCCGTTTCCAGAGCAACCACCGGGATAGTCACCTGCAACAGCGTGCGCAATAATCAAGTTGTTCGAAGGTTTCAGGCTTCTTAGATGTGAAGAGTAATCAGAAGGAGACATCCACGGAGAGTAATTGCTAGATGCATCAGGTTCATCTGACACATAAATTACAACTAGTCTTGCATTATTTCTCATAAACTGACTGCCTGGACCTGCAGAAGCTCCCGCCAGTGTTGCTTCATATGAATATTTTAGACCTTTCTCTACTGGATTTCCAGATATTCCTATGCTATCAATGATGTCATTGACTGCCAGGATGGGGTTTTGTGTTGATGGAGTAATAATAGCATTATCAATTATTTCTGCGCTATCTGTTGTTATAAATGCAATTTGATAATCCGCACCCGACGTCGAAAATACATTTATAAATGAATCAAAATTATTCTTAAGGTTTGTTTGATGGCCGCTCATTGAACATGAGTTGTCTATGACAAATAAAACATCAGACATTATGTCTTCTTTTTGCTCAAACTCGTCTATGACATATGCAAAATAGTCACCGTCACCACCCTGCTCAACAGTCTTGACAGGTGTCTGAGGATCGTTTGATGAAATGTCAATATATCCTGCATCAAAGATATCATCTAGCGGTGCATAGTCGATAAACATCTCAGCATAGTTTCCTGGCGGAATAATCCACGGAAAGAGTCCATTCACTTGTTCATTCTTGTCTATGTCAAGATTAACTGGATGAGATATAAAGTAGTTAATTGAGCTAATTTCAAGATCAGCATTTCCAATGTTAGAAATTGTGACAGGTAAAGAATCATCACATCCAACGATGACGTTTCCAAAGTCATAATATTCTGGCTGAACGTGTATTATGGGTGCATCACCAGACCCATTAATTGGAACTTCAACAACTTTGTCAGTAGGATCATTTGATTCAATTAAGATAACATTTTGATCTGATGAATATGTACTTGGTTCATAATAAATGAAAAACTCTGTTTTATCTCCAGGGTCTATGCTTTTATCACTAATTGAGGTAATTGTGTGGACACCTGTTGAAAATTTAAGATAGACGTTTTCAACATTTAAATCATCTGTTCCGATGTTTTCTATTTCTATCTCTTGCACACCGACGTCGTTACCAGATAAAAGTGTACCAAAGTCAACGCTGTCTGGTGACACACGTATATCAGGCATCTTAGTAGGATTGTTTGAAAGCTCATAGTCAATACAACTAATGGAAGTGACTGCGAGCAGTGAAACAATAATGCTCTTACGAATATTGATCATTTGATAATACATATGCTGAGTTTCTATATTCTTGAATTCAAAATATGTAGAAATATAATGACAATTAAAAAAGGTGATCTTGTTCAGTATGTTTCTCATCACAATACATCAGCACACAATGTGATTCCTGATGGCAAACATCCAATTGGTCTTGTTCTAGAGATAAAGGAATATGTGATAGGTGAAAATCTTGAAACTGGCGCAATTATGAAAACAATTATTGTTAAATGGTCAGATGAAAAATGGAATACAACACTAGGAGTATCAGAAGAGTTTGAACTTGATTTGAATCTTATTCAAAATATTTCATAATTAATAAATAGAATGCTAATAACAGAAAACCAGCTTAGACAGACGATTAGAAGAATGCTAGATGGTCGTAATTCACACAAGATAGAAATATATGTGAATTCTCAGCCGCTATATGTTGAGGTTGCTGACACAGACGTCTCACGAGATGTAGGCCTAATGAATAGAGCAGATCTAAAGAGAAATGAGGGCATGCTTTTTATCTTTCCAGATTCTAGCAGAAGAGCATTTTGGATGAAAAATACGTACATTCCGCTGTCAATTGCATACCTCAATGAGTCAGGTGAAATATTAAATATAGAAAAAATGTCACCACAGTCTGATGAACGTGTATGGTCTAGTGGCCCTGCGATGTATGCGCTTGAAGTCAATGATGGATGGTTTGATTCAAACAAAATTTCCATCGGTGACATTGTTAGAGGCCTTCCGACGATTTCAAAATGAGACAGATGGGTGATAGAGATATAGTCAAAGGTGATATTGTTGTTATTGTAATAGAGAACTCACCTGACGGTTTTTCAACAGGAACACCCACTAAAGATGGTGGGTTAAAAATTTATGAAAGAATTGATCTTACAAATTATCCGTCACACAGTGATTTTTTTGGAAAGTCAATAGTTGTAAGAGACGGAGACGTCGCAACAGTTATCAGATGCGTCGGAAGGCCTAGCAGACTAAGCAGGGCAGGCAGGTGGAGCATGTATGACGTGTATGAAATTCTTGTTCATGGCAGCGTATATCACGTATTTAGGCAAAACATTAAATTAGTTAAGAAATAGATATTATCAGGTGACAAAATGATAAAGCCACTTGTAGCATCATTAGTTTTATTATGCGGCTGTTCAGTAAAATTACATTATGCCGGAAAGAACTTTGAACCAAGCCAGAGCATGTGTGTAGATTCTCTTCTTGTTAACATGGACGTGGCAGGATGTGACACAGTATATTATGGGTATTCTCAAAGCAGAGGAGCGTTTAAAGTAAGATGTGTCAGTTTTAATGAAAAACTTTCTGATGATGAACAAGTCTTACGTGAGTGGACAACATATTCATTTTTTGTATCTCCATCGTTTGCTCCGCTCCCGTCAGAATCAGACCTAATACCAATATGCTCAGATAGAAATGCAACAATATATTTTTTAGATGAAGATTCACAAGGGCAATAGAGTGAAACTTTCTAAGAAGTCTCTTAAGAAAATAATAAAAGAAGAGCTGATTAACGAAATTGGAATGGGCCAAAATCTGTATGGTGACGTTCACGCTGGAGATGATCGATCTATAGAGGTCGTGTCAAGTGCCATAGAGCATGGAAATGAGATTGATGAAAGACTTCGAATTGCAATGAGAGAAAGAGCTGTTCGTGATTTTTCCTCTCTTTATGTGAATGCTATTCGTGATGAATTAAGACAGTTCATAGAAGACAACCCAGGAATTGAAAGTCAAGATGACTTATCACCTGACAAACTTAGGGAGATAAAAGAAACATCAGCGAAAAAGGCTCTTAGGAGATACAAGTCATCTTATACAAACACTAAGCTGATATCAGACTATACTGAAAGAGTTGAAAGAATTATTGGAAAACCAGTTCCACCGACATTTCGACAGCTACTAATAAGATATGCAAAAGATTTCGCATATCAGTTCGTCTTTGGTTTTTTAGACAATGTAATTTTGATTCTTGCGGGAGCAGCAATTGACGACTATATTAAGCTTGTATTTGGCGCTGAAAAACTTCAAAGAGCACTTTCACCAGACGATCTTGCTTTCATCACAGACGGTATTGGAAACGCAATATCTGATGGTGTTGGAGATGTCGGCGGTAGTGCTGTAGAGGGTGCGGTTGATAGTTGGTCTTGGTTGGATGATGCAGCAACTGATAAACAGCTTGAGATAGCAACACCGTTTCAGAAAATGATGGCAAAGACTGCTACATTTACAGGGGTCGTTTTAGGGTGTCTAGCTGCAATACCCGTTGGAATACTTGTTCTTAAAGGGTTGACAGCTATGGGAATCTCAGCAACAGCAGGTATGGGAGCAACGGGAAGTTATTTGTCTGGTGGGTTAGGGCTTGTTGCATCAGCGCTGATGATAAAAACTGCAATCGATGAATTTAAAATGCTTGATGAGGCAGCACAAGACACAATGAACTCTGCCTTAAGCGTTGTTATGTCAAGAGTGTATAAGAAGAGAAAAGAAGCAGGCATAGAGCTACCACCTCGACAACAATATACAGTTGATAATTTTGCAGGTGACGTAGTAGATGATAGAGATATAGCTCAGATCATATGGAATGATGAGATGGATTATTCAAAACTAGCATCTCATCACGATATGAATTATAACGACGTCTGGATAACTGTTGATGCGCTGTCTAATCGATTTGGCTTAGATAATCCAAACAGAACTCGATTAGATGAAAGTAACAAAGATCAGCTAGTCTACATGATACGACATCTGATTATTGCTGAATCAGGAAAAAAGAAAAAATACAGAGGCTATCATCCAGATGAATCTTATGAAAAGGGTACTGTTAAGAATTTAATGCTAGATCAACCAAGCTCTCATGGAGGCTGGCCAGAAGGAGAATACGATCCTAAAGTTAATGATAGAATAACTAAATGGCTAAAAGATATGGAAATGATTTAATTAATTTTTCATATCGAAAAGAAGACAAGACAATGAAAAAGACCGAGAAGGATATGATAGAGAAGATCTATCTCTCAAGAGAAGCTTATTTAGACTTGCTAAGCCTAAAGATAGAATCATTGCATAAATGCTTAGAAAATCTTAAATCAAAGATAAAAAATGAGGGACATAGGGGATACTATAGTTGCAATTCAGATGTCATAAGATATAGTCAGGAGATATGGAAAGCATGTAATTCTCTTTGTGTAATGAAAGAAATTGAACAAGATTTAATAAAAAAATCATCTAAAAAGAAGAGAAAGAAATGATAATTGACATGTACGTTCATAGCAGAGCTCATCATATTTCTAAGCACATAAAGACCAGTGAATATCATAAATTGCTTGCGACGCTAAAGAAAAGTTCAAAAAGCGGAGAGCCGTCAATGTTTAAATTTGAAGACGGATCAATTATCAGACTATCAGACATTCAATATATTAACACATCACCTGATATTCCATTTTAAACAATGATTTCATTAATGATAATTTTTCTCTCTGCTTTCAACGCCCCGGCAGAGGGCTTTAGAATCAGTCAAAATATATCTATGCAAGATTAAGGAGACAGACTGTTTCAGTCAAAGGCATGCAAGACATGTCACACATCAGGAGTGTGTCCTGACCTGTCGGGATTTTCATCACGAAAGATGATTGCCGGCGTTCTTGAGAATACTCCTGAAAATCTTGCACGATGGCTAAGGGATCCAGATAGTGTTAAGCCCGGTACAACAATGCCAAATCTATATTTGAGCGATGTTGAGATTCAGATCTTAGTTGAACATCTTCAAAAAATGTAGTAATATAGGTTATATTAAGGAGAAAGACTCATGCCCAGTGTACTATCGAGCTCGTAAATTAGCAATTAATAACGGAAGAGCTTATCACGTTGCTGCAATCTTAAGGCGTCGGGGAAAGATTGTTAAGATCGGTGAAAACACTTGTAAGACTCATCCAAGATTTAAAAGAATATATCCTGATGGAACGACAGGCTCTCATATGCATGCTGAGATGAACGTTTTGAGATTTGCTATGGAAGGTGATGAAATAGAGGTTATGAGATTTAAAAGATCTGATGACGGTTTTGCAATGGCTAAGCCATGTAAGCATTGTATGTTTCACATTAAAGACGCAGGAATAAAGAGGGTTAAGTATACCGATGAAAACGGCATGTGGAATGAGCTAGTTCTGTGATATGATGAAGACATAAACCGGTCAAGGAGTCAAGCTGATGGCTGACGAGATAGAAGAATTCTACTATGCTAATGGCGACGTCATCAACGTCGGAGATCTAGTTCGTTACATATGGGAAAGACATGTCTCAAACGTGATTAAGGCAAGAGAAAGATAAGATTCGTGTAACTTCATCGATATCATGGTAGAATATATCTAGAGGTAAACAATAATGAATTCTTTTCTAGTAACATCTGCACATACTGTTACCTTTATTGTATTTTATCACTTTGGTATGGTACTTAGAACGATCATCGAGTCTTCTTTGATGTGAAAGTCTTCTGGGCGTTTTTAATTCTATTGCAGGTGCTGTAGATAGTCAAGAAGCAAGTCTATGACAAAATATCAAGAAGGTGATGTGATGTACCAGGTTGGTGACATGGTTGCAGCGTGGAATCACACGGATGACAAGGAAGATGTGGGCGTGATCGTTGAGATCAGACCACTTCACAAACCTACACGATCTGACGAGTCTGAGTTCATGGTTCTCATCGGCGGCGACGTGTGGAATCTGAGTGATGATGATGTGTTTCCGATCGGCAGTGCGAGGCCAAATGATCCTGACGTGTCAGTTGGAAAGAGATTCTTCTCTCGTCAGCGGAAGTTCGGTCGTGAGGATCTCATGCAAAAGATCCACGTGAGTGAGACCTGTTGGAGAAATAGAGAATGAAGGTGGGCGATCTAGTTCAGTACGATATGATAGGATCATTTGAGACGATATGCACATATGTTGGATTGATCACTCGCATGTACACAGACGAAGAAAAGTGTAGAATTATAGGAACTGTAAACTTACATAGATGGGATGGAGAGATGATGTTCGACGTGCTAATAAATGGTAGGGAATATGTTATATCATCAGGCGTGTTAAGGAAGGTTTAGTATGAGCAATGGCTGGAAATACGGGTTGATCAAGGTCGCCATCGAGGATGAGGGAACTGACTTTGAGTCACAGGTTAATCTTCTTGTTGAGCTATATCCTCTTGGCGACGACGGTGATTACGCTGCCTGGTGTGTTGCCAGGCCGCAAACTCTTGAGGAGCTTGAGATGGCACAGCGAGACATCCAGCGGGACGGGATCAATGAGCATTTTTTTGACAACGGAACCTTTGTGTTCAATCACTGTGAGAAGTGCGGTGAAGGACGCTGGGATTACGTGCCAAACGACTGTGAGAGGTATGATGTAAATGAGTAAAACGGTAGAGATAAGAAAGGGTGATGTCCTTATTCGGCGCGTCCGTAACGGATGGGAGGTGCTAACTCCCAATGAGAATGACTCAGAGTACATTGACACCTGGGTGTATGACGACACTGCTGGGATCCATGAGGCACTTCAGCAGCTTCTCTGGGATCACTTTTCAGGATATTATCAGAGCAAGCACATGGGCGGTCTGGTTGTCGATGTGAGAGAGATGGGAAAAGAGGCGGAAGAAGATGAGTAAAAAATATAAAGTTCCGCAGGTCTTCTATGGTGACTGGAGTGATGATCTTCTATCAGAACATGAGAACTACTGGTGGGATATCAGCACGATTGCAAATTGGATCGGCTATGCTCTTGTCGGGGGAACCCACGGATGTAGAGTCGACCTATGTAGGTCAAACACAATACATGTGTCTCAGACCAAAGAAAAGTTCGGAGGTGTCCGAGTTTACTGTCACTTTGCATCTGAGGAACAGGTTCAGGAGAGGTATGTAAAGGAGATTTCTCACATTATTGAGCAGAATAGGAGGTACTTTGCTTGGAAGCAAGGAACTGTGACACCTGACTCATGTGAATATCCCGCGAAGTACATGATCAAGCTATACGAGGATCAAGAAAGTTATCCGGTCAAGACACCAGACATTGATGAGTTCAGGGAAGCATGCAGGTTCCGCGACGCTCAGCACTACCGCTGGACATATCGAGACGCCGTTAGGCTCTGGCCGCAGTATGAGTCAGCAATTGTCAATTCATCTAACTTCTATGAACTGCTATTCGAGACAGAGATAGAGCTTGATAAATATTACGATATGCGAAGAAAGGATCTAGAGAAATCTGATTATCTCACTGACGAGCAAAAGAAAGAGCGAGCTGATGAGCTAGAGAGAGATCGTCAGCATGTAAAGAATGTGAGTGGATTCGAAACTAAAAGTGAATAGATGTGTAACGATGACCTGAAAGAGGGTGATCTCGTAAGATTAACTGAGCCTGACACTGGTAGCGGTTACGATGAATATACTGCAATTCTCGTTGAGGAGCCGAGAGATTCTTACGTGTTTCCTCACGGTGGGCACATCACATCTTGTAAGGTCCTGCATGGCGGAAAGGTCATGGATGTTGATGCCACATATTGGACAGTAAGTAAGGTAAAATAAGCTCAATCTGGCTTTTCATGTAATCCGACCGATGGCAGGATATAATAATAACATGTACAGGAACAATCACGGATCATGGGCCAAGATCGGAGATCTTGTTGAGATCCTGTCACCTGTCCAGCATTCCACCGGCATCTTCGGCGTTGTTGTAGAGGAGAGATGGGTTGGCATTCATGGCACGAGAAATCTTAATGTTCTCTGCTCTGATCATGATGTCGATGGAAAGATGTTGACGTGGGTGAAGGATTGCTGGGTGAAGATCGTGGAGGAAGAATGAAAGAGGGTGATCTCGTAAAGATTGACTACCCTGCTGATCCTTGTGGACATAAGATTGGATTAGTTTTCTTTACGTCATTTGATGATATTGATGATGCTAACCCAGGTTTAGATTGGGTAGCATGTCTGGTGGATGGAAACCCTATTGAGCCATATTCTTTAACACAATGCGAGGTGATCAGTGAATGAGTTCTACCGAGGAAAGGCATCCCTACCGCGTCAGGTGAGAAATGCCGATAACATCCGCGTGGCTCTGACAGAGTACAGGGAACGTCGACTATCGCACGTTGTCAACGCCTGCGCGGACTCTGATGATCAGTTTCGTGTTACATTTTCTGAGGTCCACGACAGATATGCAAGCGTCGTTCATGAGATGACAGATCGGCTAACAGATGATGAGCTAACTTCGTGGCTGACAGATGAGGTGATAATGTTGCAGGATGAGTTCGACGCCTCAGGTGTGACAGGCGCGACGAGAGAGGCGATCGCTCTCATCGGTGCGGAGCTAGAGATGATGTGCGACGTGTACTATGACACAGGGCGTGGTAAGATAGAAAAATAGGGAGGTGACAGATGTCACTGTTATCAAAGGCTAGATACGAGATCTGTGAGTTGATCGGCTACGTCCTGTGTGAGTTCTCATTCAGGTGGTGGGATCTATTCGATAAGCCAGTCGGCGACTGGCGATGGTGGAATCACGTGATCTACCATGTTGGCCGCCCAACTTACATCGTTGGGTGTTTCTTCTACGGGCTAAATGATAACGAGCCGTGTGACATCATTCTTGAGCTTAGCGATGGTACCTCTGATCCTGGTGAGTGTGAGCGATGCGGCGCACCCTGTTGTGCATGTTGCGGCATTTGTGATCCTTGCAATGAAGCAGAAGATGAGGAGTGAGTGATGAGAAGGCGCCTCGAGGATGGTTTTGTCGTTCTGATCATCGTCAGCGTTGTTCTGGTCATGATGTATTGCAAACCTGTCAAGCAGTGTATGGAATCACCTATCTTTGGAGAGATAAAAAGTGAAAGTCAGGATCCTATCAGATCTACACCTTGAGCACACCGGTTATCGACGTGAGTTCGTTGACGGGCTTGACAGCGGTTGTGATCTTCTCATTCTAGCGGGTGACATCGACTCGTGTCTGGACATTGACAGAACCCTCGACATATTCTGTGAGAGGTTCAGCGAGGTCATCTATGTGCCAGGGAATCACGTGTATTACATGTCGTCACCGGATAAGGTACACGACATCCTGTCCGCGGCCAGTGACAAGAATAACAATCTTCACTACCTCCACCCAGAGAATCCCACAGTTGAGATCGACGGGAGAACATTCCATGGGTCAACAGGCTGGTTCCGAGATGACCCGCTAAATATTCACTACGAGCGGAACTTGGGTGATTTCAATCACATCTCCGGATTCAAGCCCTGGGTGTATGATCAGCAGGAGGCGTTCCAGCGACACCTTGAGGAGAACCTGGATGAGGGTGACATCGTCATCACGCATCACCTTCCCAGTGAGTTCTGTGTGGCTAGGGAGTGGAAGAACTCCATGCTGAACAGATTCTTTGTCTGTGACCACACTGATCTCATCCTTGATCGCAAGCCAGCGTTCTGGTTCTTCGGTCACACTCACACGGGATTCGATGACGTTCTCGGAGTGACAAGGCTGATCTGTAATCCGAGAGGATACCCTAATGAGCCAAGTGCCCAGATGTTTAACACACATCTAGACGTTGATCTATCGTGAAATCAGGTGATCTTGTCATGATCTCTCTCGATGAGATGTACCTTCCTAACTACCTCGAGGGCAAGGTGGGTGTTGTCATCGACAGTGACAATTCGATCTTTGTGAGCGAGAAGGGCGAAAATTCCGTGGTAACTATCATGACATACTCAGACGAGTACAGTGCTGAGTGCTGGACCTTAGGAATAAAACATCTTGAGGTGATCAGTGAAGGTGGGTGATCCCGTCAGGTGGGTTGGTAACAACCCTCATCATCCTCCCACTGGTGTCAATAGAGATGACATCGGTATCCTCGTGTATAGATACACCCTCGAGGATTTCAGGAGAACGCTGATGACCATGTCAAACTTTGAGGGAAACATCGTTTGCGCTGACATCGAGAAGGAGATTGAGATAATCGAAAGTAACATCGTTAGGCACGGTGATTACTGGGAGGTCTCGTATAGAAACGGTTTGTTCACATTATTTGAGGATGAATTGGAGTTGTTAACATGACGAAGGGTGACCTGGTTCAGTACATCGGATTGGTTGACCGCCCGCCGCCGTTCGGCATCATCGTTGAGGTGATCGTCAGGCATGATGTCACGTCGTATGTCGTGTCGTTCGGTGATGAGGGTGTCCACGAGGTTGAGAGGACAGAGATCGTCCGTGTTCCTGACAGGATTATTTCGTGTAACCCTGCTGGGGATAAGGTATAATGAAACACATAGGAGGTATCATGTATTGCAGGATCTGTGGAACAGAGAGAAACGTGGAGTTCAGAATCAGCCACTCGTGGAACATGTGTGATCACTGTCACGGTAACTCAGACAAGCACGTTCTCTCATACGGAGAGTTCAATGACGAGTACTGGGATGAGGATGATGATGTTCCCTTCTGCACGAGAAATGAGTTCTACAGCGATTACAGGTCGTCAGGCCTGGCATATGAGGATTACGTGAGAGAAACAAGCGAGGTGATCTCATGAAGGCGGGTGACCTGGTTGGTGTGTACCCAAGGGATATGGAGCGGTCAGAATTGGTTCCGATGTATGTCGGGATGTACATGGGTTATGATGAGATTGACGATGGACCTGAGGTGCTAATCGACGGATCTGTTCTGACATATGCTAGGATCTGGTGGGATGTAAGGAGGATCAACGATGCGCAGTGGCGTCAACAGATCCGCACGTAAGCGCCTGCTAGAGATGGGATTGACAGGATCTGAAACAGTTGTCATCATCGACGAGAGCGCGCTCGGAGTTCGGGTAAAAATAAGAAACGCAGAGTACGTCATGTCACACGGAATGATGCGGATCCTAAGAGATACATTGTCATCGCTAGAGGTACGATAAGAACATGAGAAGGCTATTCAAGATCCTCAGCGAGTGGAGCGATTACCTCTCAGGAATGTTGCTAGGTGCGATCCTCTGGGGTTTCCTCGTGTCACAGGCGAAGGATGACACGATCGCCGAGCTACATCAGGACTATAGGGCAAGATTGGAGAAGGCGTCAGAGGAACATCGTCAGATCATTGATAACCTGCCGGACGTCGACGAGGAGTGCGCCGAGCTACTTGAGAGAAACCTCAACCTCGAGGTTGACGTCGTCAGGATGAAACAGGAACTGTATCAATCTGCAGTTGATTGTGCGATGTTGGTGAGAAGAACAAGGAGGAACTGTGAGTGAAACCAGGTGATCTAGTCAGGGTGTCAGATGTCGTTCTGAACGACATTGTCGTTCATCAGGATGATATACCCAGCAACAGGATGGGTATCATCGAATCTATCTCGCCTGAGAGATATGATGACATCTTTAGAATCATGTTCCCTGGGACAGGCGCAACGCTTAGGTTCCACAGGTCACACATCACGGTCATCTCACACGCGGACGAAGAGTGGAAAGAATAAACATCGGTGACCTGATAAGGGTGATACAGATCACAGATTACAGAACTGGCGGCGGAACCGAGGTGAGCAAGGGTCTGGTGGTTGACCTGGTCACTGACGACGACGAGGACCCCGGTGTTGTCAACATCCTGGATGACACAGGTCACATAAGAAGGATCGACCTGTCACAGTCGTCACAGGTGTTCAGCTACTCCTCGGTGGGAGATATAAAGAGAAATTATGTGTATCACGTCGAGATATTGAGCGAGAGCGATGAAACCCGGTGATCTAGTCAGGGTGAGCGGGCTACCCAACGATAATAACAGCGGTCGCATCTGCATGATCATAGAGTTCCGCCCGGGAGATGTGATCCCAGAGTACAAGAACATATCAGAGATAAGAGAGAATATTGCGTTGCGTGAGATCATCTACGTCGACACCTGGCTTGTCCTCGCTGACAACGGAGAGATGTATAACTACAATGAGCGCTTTCTTGAGGTGATATGATGAGAGAGGAGGGTGACCTGGTTCGCATCATTGATCAGGATGGTGACGACATAGGCGTCGCGATGTTCATCGACACGTTTAAGCCTGTCGACCGAGGTGTCAATCTGATCGAGATAAACTCACGATACGTTCTTCACTCCAGGATGTTCGACATGAAAGGTAACGCGATCACCCACTGGCACCACGAGGTGCTATTCGAGGGCGAGCTGAAGTGGTTACACACAGATTGTTTTACGCTGATACCCGCGCTGTAGATAATGTGAGGATCGTTCATAAGGAGAACACGAATGATTAAGATGATAACAATTCTCGCTGGATTACTTCTAGTGACACCCGCTAACGCGGAAACGACAAATAGCTTAGGATTTGCAGCGGGTGGGACCTATGGTATCGGCCTATCATATTCACATGACAATGACGTGTGGGGTTACCAGATAACCGGATTACCGGTATGGGACGAGAGCGATGGCGGTCGAGTTTTTGGTGGGGTGAACCTAAAGAGAAACTTCCACGAGAACGGAAAGGTCGGGCTATACGGCTCGCTTGGCCTCGCCGGTGGGTTCTGGCGTGACACGTATGAGGAGTGCGTGTGGAACGAGGACACGAAATCTGACGACTGCGAGGAAACGACCGATGAGGGTTGGGGCGCGGTGACAGGTCCAGGTGTCGGGATGCAAGTCACGTTCTGGGACAACATGCTATTCAGGTTCGAGCTACCCCTCGGATTCAGATACGGTTCTGACGGGTTCG